CCGGGGGCGGCAAGCTTGCCGCCCTGCTGGTCTCCATGTCATGCACGCCGACCGTCATTGACGGCGTGGCGGCTGATCGTTGCAGCGAGCAGGTTACCCAGTCCTGGGTGGCCCCGTCACCCAGCGAGCTGGCCTATTGCAGCCGCGCCGCCTCCGACCTGCGCGCCAGTGGGACAAAGGCGTGGTGTGAACTGCTCCCCGCCGATGACCTCGGGATCGAACCGGCCGCCGAACGCGCCGCACCGGTCTCTTTCAAGTTCTGACCTACCGGGCGCCCCGGCGCCCCAAGGATACCCCGCCATGCGTTACGTCGCCCTGATCCTGCGCCTGCTGGTCCTGCTGGCGTTCCTCATCGTCGCTGGAATCGCCGCCGACGCCGCGTTTTCCTACGTGCTCGACGGCTACGGTCTGCATCCGCTGGCCGCGCTGCCCGGCGCCGTGGCGTATGGCTTGTTGTGCTGGGCGGCCAATCGCGGTCTGCAGCGCATCTGATTTCCCTTTAGCCCGGCCACCTGGTCGGGCTTTTTTATTCGCGCGCGGGTGAGGCCGTCGGTCTCGCCGCGCCTGTGCCAAGGGTAACGGCGGCCTGAAAAGGCGGTCCAAAAATCCCCATCGAAAATTCCCCGCATTAGGACTAGCCCCATGACCATGACCTTGACCGACCTGATCGAACGTGTGCGCCTGACTCCGGCCAATCGCAGCCTGGATTTGCCGTACCCGAACATCTACTGGGTGACGATCAACGGCGTCAACCGGGCGCAGGTGGACACCTACATTGCCGGCGGCCACACCAACCAGGCGCTGCAAAAGGCCTGCAACTGGTGCGCTGATACCCACTACTTCCGCCCGACGCGCAGCACGGCCAAGGTGCGCATGCGCCGCCTGCTGCTGGGCGACCTGATCGAGAACCCCGGCGCCTACCACGACGCGCTGGCCAAGGCCCAGCTGGCCGGTGAGCGCGACATTGTCGAGGGCCTGCTGGCGATGCCGGGCAAGGTCTGGCTGCAGCTCAGCCAGGGTGACGGCTTCGTCACCAACCAGCACAGCAGCGACAAGCTGTGGTCGCAGCTGGCGGGCGAGATCAACGCCCTCGAGCAGCGTCACCTGACCTACCTGTGAGCCCATCCGCAGCCGATCACCCGGTCGTCCTACCCAACCCCCAAGGAGGCGCTGTGAAGCTCCCTGTGATCGTGTTTGACGGCCTCGACGGCCATGACCTGGCCCTGCTGTCCCTCTGCGCCACCGTGGCCGCCCCTGGCCTTGCTCGGCATCGCCCTGAGCGCGCTCGGCGAGTGGTGGTCGGCGCGCCAGCCACGCCCGGCCGCCCCGCGCGGCGCCACCCGGATCAAGAGCCTGGCAGTGGGCAAACCCTAACCGGCACAGCGCAGCGTAAAGGAATGCTGGCGGTGTGACGGTGAGTAAAGGTGGCGGTGAACACGAGTAAAGGTGCGTGTCAAGTCTTTTCAGACAGACGGCCTGTAGTAAGTAAGTAAGTATTACTTATGATTGTTATTGTTATTGTTATTGTATAAGGGAGTCACATAACACTCAGGCTGATCCAGGGAAACAATAAAGTTTACGTCCCGGAGGACTTGAAACGTTTTTTGAAAAATGATTCTAGCGGTTAGGCTGGCAGCGTGAAAACTCTAACTATCCCCCTCACTCCCGCCCTATACCGCCTCCTCACCCTCCCTGACACCCCTCAACTCCAGTATTCCCGGCGCCTCCCAGCAATTCCACGCCTTCACCCGCCCTTATACCCTCCCTGACGCCCTCATCCGCCCCAACCCCGGCATCCACGGGGCCTCCAGCGGATTCCCTGGGCGCAAAGGAGGCCGCCGCGTCGTCACCATAACTTACGCGGCCAAGAGTTACAGAAGCCGGTTTTCGGTTACTTTTTAACCACACCGAAACGGCCAACTTTTCGCTTTTTCCACACTGCCCTTATACAGACGATAAGGGTATAACTCCCAAGTAGGGGTCAACTGGGAAAAGACCGAAGAAATAATCGCAAAATGAGCCTTACCTCACCTATCGAGGTTTCGCGTTTTATGCTAATTTCATAACGATTTTCCGATTTTACCCTGGAGTGGCCATGAACTTATTTCAGACCCTGTCCCCGGAGCAGGTCGCAGCCCAAGAGGCTGCCCGCAAGCCCAAGAAATCCGTGCACCGCAGCTCCGAGAAGGTCGGCGCGCCGCACGTTGTGACACTGCCCGTCGGGGGTCGCAGCCGCAAGGAGCGCTCCGTGCCTGCGGCGGTCAAGCACGCCAGCCCCGCCGATCTCAACGTGCTGGGCCAGCACCTGCTGGCTGCGCAGATGGTCGCCAACGGCCTGGTGCCCAAGCCGGCCACCGGGGGGTCGCCCTACCTTGAGGAGGAGATCGCCAGGAACGCCGGCCGCTGCCTGATCGGCGCCCACGACCTGCCCGATGAGCCCTTCAAGGCCTACCTCAACGGCCTGGCCAAGTCGGCGCTGCGCCACAGCTCCGGCAGCCCGTTCGAGCCATGCAGCCCGCGCACCGTCGCGCTGCTGCTGGGCGGCTGCTCCCTGTACGAGCTGGAGGTGGCGTGCGAGCGGGCGCTCGGGCTGCTGGAGTTCGAGGACCAGGACGTCGAGTCCAACCTCTCCGACGCGCTGGCCACCGTCGGCTATCGCCCCGACCAGGTGCATCACCATGGCGACATGTTCCTCGAGTCGCAGCTCTACCAGCTGTCGAGTGAGGATGAAGGTGCGTATGCCGGGCGGCTGGAGCGGCTGCGCAAGGTGATCCAGTACAAGGACCGCACCTACTCGGCGCGGCGCGAGTGGCTGGAGGGCACCCGAGGTCCGTTCGCCATGCACCTGATGCACAACAGCGGCTATGGCGCCGACCTCTACCACCGCATCAACGCCATCAAGCCGGGCGTGATGATCGACGCCATGCAGGCGCTGTCCGTCAACTCCACCCTGATCCAGCCCCACAGCCGGCGGCGCATCGAGCGCGACTACGGCATGGGCTACTGGGCGGACGCAGCGCACCCTACGAACATGGCCTTCGCGGCGGCGGTGCGGGCGGTCTATGAGCGGCCCTGGTCCGAGCTGCAACTGAGCGGCGACCCGGGCGAGGACATGACCAAGGTGATGGCGCGGCTGATCATTCGCCGGCTGTGTGTGTCGGGCCGGTGCCGGACGCGCGAGCCTGTGCTGATCAATGCCCGTTGCCTGATCGGCATGTCGCTGCTGACGGGGCTGCCCACCGGCAAGCTGGTGCGCTTCGCGGTGGAGGACCAGAAGCGTCGCGGTGAGACGTTCATGTCGGCGGCGACGGTGCGGGAGGCCGTGGAGCTGGTCGATACCTCCGGGGTGTTCCACCTGGCTCAGGCAGAGTGGATGGAGGAGATGGAGAACCTGGCGCGCGAGCTGGAGATGGACCACGACCCGCAGCGGGCGTACTGGGCGCAGAAGCTCCGCGCCATGAGTTATCCGCTGTTCAGCGTAGAAAATTATTACAATGTGGCGTGGGTGGAGCACGAAGGCCGCGATGACGAGAAGGCCAAGTACATCCCCCGCCGCGACCTCAACATGGTCCGACTGACCGAGGAGTGAGCATGATTCTGTTGAAAACGACCGTGTTGGTGGTCGGCATGATGTCGCTGGAAAGCGTGAACGTGAGCCACACGGTGGTTCCGTCCATGGCGGAGTGCCGGGGTTACCTGGCGGCGGAGAAGAAGGGTGTGCTCGAGCGCAGCCCCACCGTGAAGTTCAGCACGCTCAAGGACCGCATCCTGTACGAGCTGACGATGTTCGGCAACACGGCCAACGTTTCCGTGGAGTGCATCGAAATCAAGGGGGAAGCATGACGCAGCGTCAACCCGTGGCCTACCAGTGCCGCATGAAGACCACCCGCGAAGGCAGCGAGTGGCGCAACTGGCACGAGATCAGCCTGGCCGAGTACGAGGTCTATTCGGCCAATCCTGGGCCCAACATCCTCGGGGTGATCCGCGAGGTGCGGCCCCTGTTCGACATGGCCGATGAGGCTAAAGCCGATCATGGCGAGGTTGAGCGGCTGCGCGCTGAGATCGAACGCATGCGCGAGCGCGTGACGCCGACGCATAAGTCGCTGATCGAGAAGCATGCCGAACTTATCAAGCAGCGCGACACCCTGCGCGCCCAGCTGGCGGACCAGGAGCTGGAGAACGTCCGCAAGGAGGCCGTCATCCTCAAGTTCGAAGGCATGTTGCTCGAGGCCTACGAACTCCTGAACACCGGCGAGCGCAGCCAAGCCCTGCGGGAGCGCATCGCCGAGGCCCTGCCCAAGGTCCGGTGCACCCACGACTTCGAGGCCCGCGCAGCCGATGGCGGTGCCATCAGCATGAGCCAGCCCACCATCAGCATCTGCGCCAAGTGCGGCGAGCAGGAGGACGAATGAGCATCAGCATGAAGACGGTCATGCAGGCGTATGGCCAAGTCAACCACAAGGAACTCCTGCACGGGACGTCGAACTGGTGCGCCGCGATGGCCAGGGCCTTAGCCGAACTGGTAGGGCAGCCTGAGCTGCTGGCCGCCCCACCCGCCAAGTACGACGACACCCTCCTCCCCTTCCTCGCCCTGATGCGCCAGGAGCTGCACGCCAACTCCGGCAAGGGTGACCGCGAGGGCTGGCTGGCCATGCAGCCGTGGGAATGCCTGCTGGAGCTGTACCACCACATGGGCAAGCTCCAGAAGGCCGTCAAGGACCGCAACAGCGAAGGCATCCGCGAGTACGCCGCCGACGTGGCCAACCTGTGCATGATGATGGTGGACGTGAGTGGGTTGCTGGTGGAGCCAGCCAGCGCCGTGCATTGCACCGCTCATGTGGACTTCGACCCTGGTAGCCGGGTGGAGCAGCGCCTGCCCACCTTCACCGTCTTCTGCCGCGAGGCCAACAACGAAGGCACCACCTGGATCGGCACGGTGGAGGCGCGGGACGCCGAACACGCCTCTGAGCTCGGCGCCGAGCAGTGCTCCGTCGAGTGGGGCAGCGGTGGCCAGAACTGGAGCCTCGATGATATCGCAGTGATCGGCGTGGCCGAGGGCAGCGTGAACATCCTCAAATGGGACGACATTGAATGACTCCTATCACCTGCACCGACGAGATGTACCAGGCCTTCGTCGAGGCCACCAACCTCGCCGGAAACGGCAGCGAGACGGTCATGGACCTGGTGAAGAACGGCATCGAGGCGGCGCTTGCTGCCATGCCGGTCGAGCCTGTGGCATGGGCTCAATTCGAGGCGCTGGTCACCCTCAAACCTGGACAACGTTGCTATGCCTTCGGGGACAACCCCCGAGGCGACTTGGCGCCCCTGTTCACTCACCCACCCAAGCCCTCTGGTTCAACCTCTCGCTCGCTCGCAGCGGCCGGGAAGATCGAGAGGCAGGAGGAGCACTGACATGGCCATCCGCACCGGAACCAGCCATTACCGCAGCGAGCAGGAGGCCCGCCGGGCCTACCCGTTCGATTACCTTCTGGCCATCCATGAACGCCGGATCCAGATCGGCAAGCCACCCCTCAAGCCAGGCGAGACCCTGCTGGTGGACAAGGATGGTCGCTATCACATCGAAACCCCGGAGCAGCCATGAACGAGCACCGCTACACCCTCACTTTCGTGGCTTCATCCAAAGGTGCGGGCCAGGTGCATGAGCTGGTCAACAGCCTGCGGATGGTCAGCGGCGTCTCGCCGGCCTGCGTGGTCCTGCCGCGCGAGGATCAGGAGCCATTGGTCAACAGTCTGGCGTGGCTGCTGGGCGCCCAGCGCCAGCACATGAAGCGGCTGGAGGCCAACATTGCCGCCCTGCCCCGCCACCACATCGCCTGCGGTGATGGGGGCATGTACGACAACCCCGACCCGCGCGGTGAGTACGTCGAATGGGCGGACGTGATCAAGCTGATCGGCGTGGAGCCTGAGCGGGTGCTGGCCGGCGCGCCGATCCGCGATGCCGACGGGTCACCACTGCATAGCGACCAGTGGTGGGTGGAGGTGCTGGAGAACGCCTCGAACTACACGGGGGTCAGGACCCATCGGCCACAGCTCCTACGTGCCTGTGCGGTGGCCGTGAAGCTGGCCGCCTGGTGCTCACCCCAACCCCACAACCTCAGCCACCACGGGAGCGCTGACATGAAGCACCCCATCCAACCGCTCTACATGGACGACAGCGTCCTGCGCTTCAAGGAGAACGGCATCGTCCGCAAGCTCCTCGATGTGGCCACGCAGCACGGCTACAGCCTCAACGACATCGTCCGCGACCCTGACACCACCCGCGAGGACCTGGTGCAGTTCTACCAACTGATCGGCTACAGCCTGTCGGGCTACGGCAAGCTGCAGGCGGTGGGAGACGTCGATTTCAACGCCGCTGAGGCGATGTACATCGACGAGCAGGCCAACGCCGACAAGGCCCGCATCGTGGTGCTCGAGGGCACGCTGGAGTGCCTGCGCACCACCCTCGCGCCCTCGGTGGCCATGCTCTACGGCATGCACGAGGACGACCTCAAGCATGGGAGACCTATCTGATGCCACTCACCGACAAAGAGTACGTCGCCAAGGGCGGCAACTTCTGCCCCCATTGCGGCAGCACTGACATCGTAGGCGGCGAGGTGGAGATCGGCACCGGCACCGCGATGCAAGGCGTCAGCTGCAGCGAGTGCGAAGCCGCCTGGGTCGATCAGTACAAGCTGGTCGGCTTCGAAACCATCGAGGAGCCACCAGCATGCCCACCTACCGCCAATCCAACGGCCTGACCCTGCACGCTTTTGCCTGCGGGTACGTGCAGAAGGCCGAGCTCAACCTGCCGCACTTGGGCTTGCACAGCGAGGTGACCTTGCGCCTGCAGGACGGCTGCTGGCACCTCAGCAGCTTCGACCACATCACCCGCCAGCGCACTGGCCTGTCCACCTTCCCCCGGCTGGGTCGGGCGCGGGAGGTGTGGGCCATGTGGGTCAAGGCGCGCTACGGCGGCACGCTCAAGGAGATCGCCAAGGATCGCCGGTACAGCTACAGCCGCGAGTACCACGGCGAGCACGATCCCAGCTGGATCACGCGCTTCTGCGGTGAGTGGGTGGGCCATTCCAGCACCAGGCTGGACGCCATGCTCAAGGCCGCGGCGCATCACGAACACTTTGTACACGGCCCCGTAGGGCAAGTCTGACGTTTCGTCAGAAATAGCATTAGCAATCAAGGAGTTGCGCATGACACCTAAAGTACACGCCAAGCTTGTTCGCAGCCTGAACGCCATGGCCCTGAAGGTCTACGAGTCGGTGCCGGCCAGCGAGCCGTGGGCCACGTCGATGATCTGCGGGGCGATGCCGGGCAACCCGGACATCAACGTGGTCAAGGGCTGCCTGGGCAAGCTCAAGGCAGACGGCCTGATCAAGGAAGTCAGCCGCAGCCGTTTCATCCAGGTCGAGGTCAAGGCCTCCCTCAGCGAGCAGCTGAAGGAGTTGAACCTGGACGGGGTGGTTTCGCAAGAGACTGCCGCCGCGACGGGTAAGGAAAACCTGATCCCGCAAGGCCCGCAGCTGATCCACACCAAGGACCGCAGCGTTCGCACCCTCCGCCCGCCGGTGTGGATGTGCAGCCGGTGCAACAAAGAAGGCGCCCAGGACGTTGGCGACGGCCGCATCATGCACCTGGATTGCGCCCAGAAAGACACCGCCGAGGCGCTGGAACAGGCTGAGGAAATGAACCGCAACATGCGCCAGCACGGCACCATCGACGCCCCACAGAAGGAAGCACCCGTGAGCCTGCCCGAGAAACCGGACACCCTTACCCTGCTGGCCGCGCTGGCCGAGGCCCTGCGCAGCCAGGCCGAGGCGAACCGCCTGGCCCTGGTGAACATCGCCGCCCAGATCGATGAGGTGGCGCTGGAGGTGACCGAGCAGCGCGAGCAAAGCGCAGCGGCGGTGGACCAGCTGGCCAAGATCAGGTCGGCGTTGGCCGCGGCGGGGGCATTGTGATCGTCAACCCCGGACTGATGTTCGACCCCAAGGGCATGGCGTATCGAATGTGTCCACCGCCGGTGGACGTCAGTCTGCCGGGCCAGCGGCCGGCGCGCCAGGTAACCGAGGGGAAGCGGCCGAAAGGCCATGGTGACAAGCGCAAGAAGGCCCGCAAGGCCCAGCGCAAAGCCAGGAGAAAGCCATGAGCATGACGATCATCCTCGGCGACGGCACCCGCTTGCAGGTGCCGTACATGCCCGAGCTGATGGCCTTCGAGCACGAAGGCGCCCGGATTCGCGACCCACTGATGAGCCCCTGCGGCCAGAAGTGGGTGCCCGCCACCACCTACGGGTTCGAGGAGTACCACACAGGCGGAGGCTGCATGGCCTACCGCAAGGTTCTGCCCGGCGGTCGCTACCTGCTCCTCACCGATGAGGGAGGCTGCGACATGCCGGAGACCCGAGAGGAAGCCGATGAGGCGGTCCTGGGCCTATACAGCGAGGCCGGCGATGAGCTGGCCTGCGTCATTCTGCGCGACATTCCCCTGTAGGAGCGAACATGAACAACATCACCCTGACCTTTCCAGCCGAGTGGCTGGAGCGCATTGACCATGTGGTGGGCTTCCACCTACCGGCGGTGCGTGGCAACGATGACAGCGGCTTTGTGGTCCTGAAACTGAAGCGCCTTGCGGACATGCTCCGCAACGTGGATACGGTCCTGAAAGGCCGACCTAGCCGGCAAGAACTGCAGCAGGCACTGGCCGGCGTAGGGGCGGGCATGGACATCTGGGTAAAGGCTGTGGAGGGCCTTACTCCCAAGCTGGCCAAGGTCAGCTATGGCGAAGGCCCCGATGCCTATGCTCGCCAGCACTTGGACAGCCTGGCCGGAGAGATCCGCGCCATCACCATGTTCCTGTCCGAGCAGAAACTCGCCCCCGAGCTGTGGGGCGAGCGCAGCCTGAAGGTGGCGTTGATGCTGCTAAAGCAGGCCCATAGCCCACAACCCTCGGGAGACGCCGAACGGGTGCAGTTCGAACAGCTCAGCTCCTACCTGACCGAGCAGGCTATCAGCCGAGCCGAAGTGCTGGCCTTGGCACTGAAGCGTCTGCGTGAGCAGGCCCAGCGCATTGAGGGGTTGGACAAGGAGACGTTCGAAAATAGCCAGGAGGTGCGGACCAACGGCCTGCGTACGGACCGCGACAAGGCTGTTGAACTGCTGAACAACATGTTCAAGCCCGCCCTGAGCCAAGCCGTGGCATCCCTGCGTGAGCGTGAAGCCCGCGAGTGGCTGAAGCTCAAGGGCTGGTTGACGGAGACCTGATATGGCCTGCCAAGTCAGCGCGGTCCGGCGGTTTGTATCGTCGGACCTGGGTGTGCGCTGGTTCCCCCAGGTGTGGACCAGCCGCGGCCACAACACGGATCACCCGTGCCGGGTGGATCTGCCGGAGGCCTTCATCAACAAACATTGCCCGGACGGCTTCGCCCAGCACAGCGAGGCACTGAGGCTGGCCCGCGTTTACCGGGGCGAGGAGATTTTGTGAGCAAGGTTAAACACGCGTTCGTCACCGGCACCAAGCCGCGCTACATCCTCCACGTCCACCAGGACGCGGGGTTAGCCGGCTACGAGCCGCTGCACCGCCTGGAGTTCGAAAACTACCGCATCGCCCAGGACGTGGCGAACCTGGTGAAGGCAGGGATGACCAAGAAGGAGGACGAGAATGCGAAAGGGTAGGCCGAGAGGCTTGAAGCCTGGTAGCCGAAAGTACCAGATGGTCAACCTCCTCCTCGGTGAATCGGTGATTTTCGTCGGTGAGGAAGGGCAAGCGATACAGGCTCTCCAAGCCTCGGTCGGTTCGTCGTTCCGCGGCGAAAAGAACATGAGCAACCAGGGCCTGACCCAACAGGGCGGCCTGGCCATCTTCGAGGGAGAACTGGCCAGGCCGCTCACCAAGGTCACCCGCTACAAGGAGGCACCGGATGAAGACGACCCCGTTTGACGAGTTCCTGCGCGGCTACATGGCTGCGCTCTGGTGGTCCAGCACCGACTGCATCCCTTCTGACCGCAGCGACAGCGGCCAGGAGGAGGTGGTAAACCTCGACCAGTACGATGCCAGCGAGGAGGCTGAGGCGAAGTGCCAAGCCGATTGCGAGGCCTTCTACCAGGTGCACGAGGCCGATATCGACGAGGCCGCGCAGCGTTACGACCTGTCCCGTGGCGATGGTGCCGACACCGGCTACGACTTCGCCGGCCATGACTTTGCCCTGACCCGCAACGGCCACGGCACGGGGTTCTGGGACCGGCCGGAGTTGAAGGAAGGTGGTCTGGGCGATCGCCTGACGAAGGCGAGCAAGGCGCCCGGCGAGATCCACCCCTACCTGGGCGACGACAACCTGATCTACCTGGAGTGAGCATGATCAACGCAACCAAGAGCACTTGGCAGTCCAGTCTCACCCAGTCCCTACGGGTCGGCTGCATGATGGCCGAGCACATAAAGCAGCTGGAGGCCAAGGGCTTCCGGCGCGTACCAGGCACCCCGGACGTGTGGGAACACCGGGGCATGAGCAGCGTGGACGAGGTGAAGGAGACCATCGAGTCGATCCTCGGCCCTGACAAGGTGAAGGGGGTGTGGCGCGAGAAACCCGAAAAGGTCTACCGCCCCGGCGTAGGCCTGCAAGCAATCCTCTGGGACGGGTGGTCGCGGGGCTTCTACCCACGCCAGACCCTGGTGGAAGCCAGGGCCCAGGGGTTCGTCGTCAGCCTGGAGTGGATCGAAGCCCACTGGCAGGCCATGACCAATGAAATGCTTCTGTTCGAGGCCAAGCTACACGCTGGCCAGGAGGTTTGACGTGTACCGCGAAACCATCCACTTCCAGAAGGTCGTCTACCCGGCGACCAAGAAGGGGACTTGTCCGGTCTGCGGCAAGGCCGCCACTCGCAAGAGCGGCGAGAAGTTCATGCAGACCATCAACCCGTTCAACACCAACGCCGAAGGCCAAGTGAAATCCCGCCGGGAGATCATGGACGAGCTGAAGGTGAAAGCCGATGCGTGGAGGAACGAACCGGTCTACCACGCCAAGTGTGAGCCATAGGAGCCACCATGAAAGACAACAACACCGGCAACCAGGTGGAGACGCTGCCTTCCACCCTGGACGGCCTGAAGAAAATGGCCAAGCGCATCAAGCGCGAGTTCGGCTGCAAGCACGGTGAGGCGCTGGAAACCGCAGCTCGGAACATGGGCTATAGCAGCTACACCCACGCTCGCCGAGAGCTCAACGATGACGGGAGGCCGTAATGGAATACCAGATCACGCTCATCAGCCACTTGGCGCCGCAGAATGCCAAAGCAGCCCTGCAGCGCATCTATGAACTGCCCGAGCCGCCAGCGGGCAGCTACGCCATGATGTCGGTGGGCTCCACCAGCATCATCACGCTTTACCGCGAGGCCGCTGAAGACGGAAGCGTGTTGGAGGCCTATGGCGAGAAGCTGAACAAGAACACGGCCATCCGCCAGATGCAGCGGGAGATGCACTCGGCGGTGGGGCAGATGGACCCTGACATGCACGACGTTGCCATCGCCATAACCCTGGCCAAGGCCCTCTGCGATGACCTGAAAAACGGTGACTGTGACGTCCAGGGCCTGGAGGAGGCACCGACGGTGCACCGCATCCGCACGGCAAGGCCAGTGATCGGCGAAGACGGCGCCCGTTACTACGCGGCAATCGGCACCAAGGGCAGTCTCGATGTGGTACGCGCCGACGACCTCAACCAGGCCTGGGCCAGGCTGCAGGAAGACGGTGGCCTTGATTCACCACCAGCGGTTGACTTCCACCTCCTCGGGCACGAAAGCCCGTTCGAGATCCGTTAAACCCCGCCGCCCGGGCGGTCCCCGGGCATTTCAAGGAGCAACACATGGAAATGCTGTTTGTCATGGGCCTGCTGGCCCTAAACGGTTTCATCAGCTGGTGGAACTGCAAGGTGGCCGGCTCAGTCTGGATCGAGTCGAAGAAGCTCGGCGGCTACATGCGGGTGCTGGTGTGGTGTGGCGCTATCCAGGCAGCGATCGGCTTCAGCTCGATCCTGATCATGCTGCTGGCCTTCGGGGCGTACTCCGGCGGCTACCTGGATAAGCAGCACTTCAACGGCGCGATGAGCCTGTGGTACCTGCTGGTCATCATCCCGGCGCTGGGCAGCGGCCTGATCATCACCATCCACAGCCTGCGTGAGGCCTGGCGTACACGCCAGATCGGCGACATCGGTGTGGCGGCGTGGAACAGCTTCGCCCAGGGCTACAACATGTTCAACGCAGCCAGCGACGTGCCGCGGGCTTTCGGCGACTTGGGCGAGTTGTTCAAGGGCGGCGACAGCGATGACGCCAAGGCCAAGATGGCGGCGTTGATGTTGCTGATCGTGGTGCTGGCCATCGTGGGAGGCTGCATGATCACCGCCGGCCTGATCGGCCACTACGCCAAGCAGTCCCTACCACAACCGGTAGCGGCGTGAACCATGGGCTCGGTGTTGCCGAGCCCATGCTTGACATCGCAACAGGAGCGCGACATGGGAATCATCAAGTATGAGCAGGGCGGCGACTGGCCGCCAGCAGAAGGCCACGAGGCCAGCGCAGGCATCAACGTGGCCACACCTGATATGGCCGAGGGTGACTGGTGGTGGGATCGCATCGAGTGCCACGGTCACACGCTGATCGAGGCACAACAGCTGCGTGATCGGGTACTGCGCGGCCTGTACCTGGAGGCTCAGGAGCGTCTGGCAGCCAATGCTTTGGCACCCTCCCAGTGGCCATCGGCGGAGCCAGGCCATGACTGAGCGCGACGACAGCCTGGAAGGCATCTTCTACCGCCGCATGTCCCGCCTGGTGCCCAAGTTCTTCCACCGGCGGGTCATGTCGATCTTCCGCCGCGCGGTGGAGATCCACCGGGCAGAGGGCAACGGCAAGCTGCTGGCCGAAGACGTGGTGTTCCACAAGGCACGGGGCATGAGTTGGCCGGAGGTAGACCCCACCTCGATCTTCGGCAGCGTGACTGGGCGGGTATCACTGCCACTGACGAGCCTGCGAATGCCGTTGTATGACCGGGTGATCGACGATGCCGTGAACGCTGACCTGACCAGGGCTATGGCCAATGTCCGCGAAACAGCGCAGAATCACGCGGAAAATCGCCCTCCCGTGCCGACCACTGAACAGATCAAAGAGTGGGCGAACCTGTGCAAAGGGCACCAGATACCCCTGAACCGGAGTGTCGGGGGCGGAATCACGGTGACTAAGGGTGACCACCTGCCCCGCCAGAGCATGATCGTCAGCCCTGACCTCTTCGAACAATTGAAAGAAGCAACCAACCCAAAGGACGAAAAGCTATGACCGATTTCACCCTGTTCTCCCAGGCCGTACACGCTCGCTTCAACGAGCTGGCGGCCGACCACGAGCTGTTCCTCTCCCACCTGCACGGCGATGCCCTGTGGGAGGCCTATCTGGCGGCCTTCCCGGAAGGCACCAACCCCATCTTCCGTGAGCGCACCGAGCACGACTGCTCGTGCTGCCGCCACTTCGTCCGCAACATCGGCGGGGTGGTGGGCGTGATCAACGGCCAGGTCCAGAGCGTGTGGGGCGACTGGCAGGAGCTGCCCGAGCCGTACCGCACCGTGGCAGCCACTCTGGATGAGCTGATCACCAAGCACCCGCTGCCGATCCACAGCCTGTACCGCACCACGCCGAAGCTGGTGCAGTTCGGTACCGACACCACCTACGAGGCGGTGACCGGCGGCTCGCCGCTGGTTTGGAACCACTTCCATGCCCGGGTGCCGGCCAAGTTCCTGAGCGACACCCCGGACGCCACCATCGGCGAGTTCAACACCAGCGTGCAGATGCTCAAGCGCGCCCTGGGCCTGGCTCGTGACTCCGGCACCGGCCATAACCTGCCGGGCATCAGCCCCGATGCCGTGGCCACGGTGCTGGCCCTGATCGACGACAACAACCTGTACCGCGGCGAGCAGTACCGCGAGGTCGTGGACCAGTTCCAGCAACTGGCGCGGACCCGCGAAGGCCTGGCCACGGTGCAGGAGCGCGAGGTATTCCTGTGGACCTCCGCCTACCGGCCGGCGGCGCGTATCCGCAACACCGCGATCGGCACCCTGCTGGTGGACCTGTCCGAGGCGGTGCCGCTGGAACGCGCCGTGCAGTCCTTCGAGGACAAGGTCTCGGGCACCAACTATAAGCGGCCCAAGAAGCTGGTCACCCAGGCCATGATCGACAAGGCCCTGGCCACCGTTGAGGAGCTGAACCTGGAACCGGCCATGAACCGCCGCCACGCCAAGATCAGCGACATCACCGTGAACAACGTGGTGTGGGCTGACCGCAGCGCGGCGCAGCGCATGAAGGGCGGCCTCGCCGGCCTGCTGGCGGACGTACCGGTGACCCAGCACAAGGGTGACCTGCAGGCCACTGACATCAGCTTCAGCGACTTCCTCACCGAAGTGGTGCCGAATGCCCTGTCCATGGAGCTGCTGCTGCGCAACACCCAGCAGGGCAACCTGATGAGCCTCACCGCGCCGGTATCCGCCGACGTGCAGCCGTTGTTCCCGTGGGACAACAACTTCGCCTGGTCGTACAACGGCAACATCACCGACTCCATCAAGGAGAAGGTGAAGCGTGCTGGCGGCAACACCGGCGCAGCGCTGCGTGTCAGCCTGGCCTGGTTCAACGGTGATGACCTGGACATTCACGCCAAGTGCCCGGACGGCCATGTGTACTTTGGCCAACCTAGGGGCGCTGTAATTGGCCGCACCCCTCACCGCATCCTCGATGTGGACATGAACGCAGGTTGCGCTAAGAACTCGGTGGACCCGGTGGAGAACCTGAGTTGGAGCAACCCGAAAGACGGCCGCTACGAGATCCTGGTCAACCAGTTCGCTTGCCGCAACACCGACAAGGTCGGCTTCGTCATCGAGGTCGAGAACAACGGCGTGGTGACCCAGTACAGCTACAGCAAGCGGGTCGTGGGTATGGTCAGCTGCCTGCAGATGGTCATCAAGGGCGGCAAGATCATCGAGTTGACCGCATCCAAGGATCTGGTCGGCGGCGGCCTGGCCAACGAGGTCTGGGGTATCAAGAGCGAGGTGTTCGTCCCCGTCGAGACGCTGCTGTACAGCCCCAACCACTGGGACGGCAATGCCTCTGGCCTGCGCCATCACTTCTTCATCCTCAAAGGCTGCAAGAACCCGGAGCCGTGCCGTGGCATCTACAACGAGTTCCTGCGCAGCGAGTTGGCGCCGCACGGCAAGGTGCTGGAGATCCTGGGCAGCAAGACCATGTGCCCGGTGGCCGACGAGCAGCTGAGCGGGGCTGGCTTCACCTCCGGCCGGGGCGACCAGGTGACGGTGCGGGTTGACGGCCTCAAGGCCCGCCGCGTGTTCAATGTCCAGTTCTGAGGCCCACATCCTGGCCCTCCAGCAGCGTCTCAGGCAGCTGGAGGGCCTGCTCACCGAGGCCCGTGAGCACATCACCGACAAACCCTGGGACGACACGACGCGCCTTCACCGGCGTATCAGCGAGGCCCTGGGCCTTGAAGTTCACTACGCCGATTGGATGAAAGAAACCGACGGCCTTTATGACGACGAAGGAGAAACATCATGACCGACCTCTACAAAGCCGCAGCGATGCACAAAATCCAGTTCGCCTCCACCCGTGGCGCCCTCATGGTCCAGGACCTGTTCGATCTGCCGCTGATCTCCAAGAACGGCTTCGACCTCGACACCGTGGCCAAGACCGCCAATCGCGAGCTGAAGGAGCTGGCCGAGGAGAGCTTCGTTGAGCGCCAGCCCAACAGCAAGCAAGCTGTCGCCCAGCTGAAGCTCGACGTCGTCAAGGACGTGATCGAGACCAAGCAGCAGGCGGCCAAGGCGCAGGCGCAGGAAAAGATCAACGCGGAGGAGAAGCAGCGCCTGCTTGGCCTGCTGGCCAAGCACGACGAGAAGGCGCTGGAAGGCCTCTCCCGCGAAGAAATCGAAGCGCGCATCGCCGCACTGGGCTGAACAACGGGGCCGGCCGCGCGCCGGCCCTTCAGGAGAACAGGATGAAACATCGCTACTTCAGGATCGACAGTGGCCCGTGGATTGAGCGGGCGTTGCAGCTGACCAAGATAGGTGAGCAGCTGGAGGATAAGGCCCGAAAGATCGCAGAGGAGCTGGAATCCGATTCGTTCTATTTCCAGTCCAGCTTCAGTGGTTACAAGACGCTGGCTGGCTTCAGGCCTCGGGCCGATAGCGATTACACCTTCCACCCCGACGTCTGGAAGCATGAAAAGAAGTCCGATGTCTGGGTCTTGCGCTCGCGCCCACGGGTGAAGGACTGGGCCGAAGCGCACGACGCCATGCGCGAGAAACTGCGGCCTATCACTCGTATCCCCATGCCGTGGTCTGTGCTGGATGACCTGGGCCGAGAATACGGGCTGAGCAACGGTCCGTTGGTGGTGGTCGGCAACGGCGCCCACAGCGCTGGGTTCCGCCTGATCACTGACATGCCGCGCGCCGACGGCAGTCTGGGGCCGACCATCTTCCTGACCATCCCTTGGCCGGACGCAGCCGGTGACGGCTGCAACGACCGCTTCAAGCAGAAACTCACCATCCCAGACGACTGGGTCGAGATCAAGCAGTGGGAGAAGCTGCGCGACATCGACCTGGCTGACACGGCCCGGGAGGCGCGCACGACGCCATGAACACCAACACCCTCACCCACTGGCTGATGCTGGAGATGCTGGCCCACGAGGCCATCATCGGCGTCTGGCCCTATGGCCCAGAGCGCATTGTCACCGGCGAGATGTTCGTTGACGTCCTGTTCAAGGAGTTCGCCCGCTTTGACCCGCGCTTCCACCGGCAGGGCCTGGGCTGGGACGAGGCTTCCCAGCAGGTGGCCTACGCCAGTGAGGTGGGGGTGCTGGCGGTGGCCGCATTCCTGGGGATCGACAAGGCGAAGGCCGGCCAGATGCTCAGGGCCAACTTCGAGGAGCCCTACAAGGCGCGCCACACGATCCGCACCAAGACCCGAGACCTGGAGCGCGCGGCCGGCATCGACGTCGGCAGCGGGTTCTGGGACGGATTCCCCCGGCGCCTGCCGGAAATGACCTACATCGAGGAGCAATCGGACGATGAGTAAGACCGAGGAGCAGGAAGAACTGGAGGAGCTGCGCGCGGCGGATGCCTGCTGGAATGCCGTGGTGGCCTACACCCTACAGCTGGCCCGTAAGGATAACGACGACGCTATCGCCTTCCTCCAGAACTGGAATGAGGGCGAGTTCGATGTCCTGCGCGAGGAGTGGCCGGAAGCGCCGGCTGAAATCTACCAGGCGGACCCGCTGAGCGACTGATCACTGAAGCACCTGGTCACTCGGGTGCTTTGGGATGACCCCGCAATACCGGAGATACAGCATGCCACACCCCGAACATTCGGCGCCCGGCGCCGTGCATTACGGCATGACCCAGGACGAGATGCGAGCCAAGAACAAGTCCAACGGCTGCTTCGAAGGCCCCATGCCCCTCTGCGGCAATGGCAGCTTCCACTGCACCGTCACCCGCGACAAAGCGAAGGTGACCTGCGAGCCCTGCCGCAAGAAACTGAACCTTAAACCGGAGTAACACCATGACCGAAGTAAAGAAATACACCGAGACCCGGACCTTCGACAGCGACACTGCGCTGGCGATCCTGGGTGTACCGGGCCGCCTGAAGCGCCGCACCGTCTGCTATCAGACCAAGATCGGCTGCTGGGAGCACCAGAACTGGCTCAGCGAGCGCCGCACCAAGGTGCTGGCCAACGGCGAGAAGGTTTTGATGCACGCTGAGATCCGCTTCGACGACAACTGCCACAACGGCCACAACAGCTTCGCGATCACAGGGTTTGGTTGGTACGACCATCACAAGACCCGCGATTGGGACTTCGGGGGATGCTGCCACGAGATGATCGCCGAGGTGTTCCCGGAGCTGGAGCCGCTGATCAAGTGGCATCTGGTCAGCACAGACTCCCCGATGCACTACGTGGCCAACACCGTGTACCACGCCAGCAACCTGGAGAACGGGAAGGCCAAGGGAGAACCGAATCGCTGGGAGACGCGGCTGAGATTTACCTCGCTGCCCACGATGACCTTCGGGGTGAAAGCCAGCTTGGCCAAGGCATTGTCGGATGCTAAGTCAACCAAGCATGTGCCGGGGGTTCTCGATCTTGTCGAGGTGCCCTACGTTAAGGACACGAGTGGCAGTGACTACCAGTTCGACCCCCACTACACCCTGGGATGCTATCCGGTAGAGAAGTGGCACGAGGCGCCGTATAAGAGCAAGGGTGAGGCGCTCGAGTGGCAGACGACACTGCTGACCAATGACTGGGAGTTGGTGAACGTTGTCACAGGCTACAGCAAGGGCAAGGAGCGCAACTTGGAGTACGCCCGCCGGGCGGCCAAGTGGCCCGAAGCCACCGATGAGCAGCTGTGCCTCCCCGCAGCGGAGCTCACCGCGCTGCTCGAAGCCCGCCTGCCGACCATGGTTGCCGAGTTCCACCAGGCCATGGCCGAGATTGGCATGGCCTGGTCCCCTGAAGAGTTCGAGGGTAAGTAGCCATGGAACGTATCGACATCCCGGTCGGCGACCTGACGCTGACCTTCAAGGTGACCATCGAGCGGGATGACGACATCCCCGCTCCATGGGACTACAGCGACGGGCACGGGCCTGTATCCGACTGGACTTCCCGCGATAAGCGGCCCGGCGAAGTCATCCTCAACCAAGACCGCGGTAGCAAACTCTACTACGACTGGGCGGAAGCCACCCGCATCGCCAAGCGGGACGGCTGGGGTGTATCGCCCACGGATATCAAGGCCTTCGAGCTGAAGTATGGCGTGGCGCCGACGCGCAACCAGATCGTCCAGATGGCTGTCCAGAAGAACTTCGACTACCTCAAGGGCTGGGTAGACGATGAGTGGCACTACCACTGGGTGAAAGTGACCCTCTTGGACGAGGAGGGTGACGAGACCGATATCGACGACAGCCTGGGCGGCATCGACGACGAGGAGATCGCCCGCGAGGAGGCCATGAGCATGGCCAAGGGAATCGCGGAAGCCAAGGGCGTCTCGTGGGACGTCGTCACCGTTCAAACCTACCGGAAACTGGAGCAGGCATGAGCAACCTCTACGTAATCAACCGCCACAGCACCCACGAGACAGTGGCTGTGGTGAAGGCGGACACCATGGCCCAGGTCGAGGATGCCCTCGGCCCTAACATGGACCGCCTGGGCCTGTACCTCTCGGCCGCGGTGCATAGCGAGGCCGAGACTTACCGCAACTACAAGGTGCGGGACATCAAGGTGAACTTGGCCAGCCTGGCCCAGGACATTGAACCCAGCGAGGTACACCACGTCCGGGCGCTCAACGAGCAGATCGGCGAGGCGCGAACGCTGCTGGCGTCCCACAAGATCACTGATGAGCAGATCAAGGAGGTGTTCCTGCTCGCCGGCTTCAAGCAGACGCTGCAGGGCGAGGACGGGGAAGGCGATGGCATCTACGACCTGAGCCCCTACGTGTACACCGCCGCGCGGTTGCTGCTGGCGCCGCAGCTCAAGCGAATCAACCGACTGTGCGAACACCTCGAACAGTTGACCCACGACAGCGAGGAGCTGCTGGTGATGGTTAAGCAGGCTGAAAAGCACGTTAAGTTCTTCGACGAAGACACTGGACAGCTTGAGGACTACGACGACCGTCGCTGTGCAGCCTATTCCGAGCTGTTGCACAACAAGGGCAAATAGCCCAAGGAGGCAGGCATGGTGGTAACCCTCGCGGATGCCGCCGATGCGCTCACCCGACTGAATGGCCTTCAGCACCTCGGCCAGGTCCTGGGCTACCACCTGATGGTAGACCCAGGCGATGACCGGCTTTGCTACTGGGCGGCCAACGATCGACCCGCGCGCGGATGGGTATCGTTTCGCTCCAACGCTGAGGCCTGGTTGGACTGCCTCATCACGAACCACAACGAGCTGCTGCTGGGCGCAATCGTCAGGTGCCTGAACCACCGCCTGACTTCCTTGCACTGGCAGTTCATGGACGCCTGCGCGGCTCACAGCCAACGATTGAAGGAGATTGAGGATGGACAACCTCGCACAGAAGGAAGTGCTGGTGCGCCTGCGCTACCAGGATGGGATCGACGCCGTCCCTGACTGGCTGACCCAGCAGCTCGAAGGCCAGGCCAGCCTGTGCATACCGGGCTTCAACGTCGTGGGTGTCGAGGTGCGGGAGCGGAAGGGCCCTGGCGGCCTGACGCCCCTCGAGGCGCACGAGAAAATGATCGTCCAGGCCCTGCGCAACGGCCGCCGGGTACACACCTACCTGACCCCGTGCTGCGGCAACAAGATCGACACGCTGCGCCCACCGAAGAACGACGCCTGGACCACCCTGATCCAGTGTCCCTACTGCAGCGCGCTGTACCACCTGACGGTCACCTACAACAGCACACTGCCCAGGGCCGTGCCCAAGGAGCCCGCGTGACGGGCCAGAGCCGACGCCAGTCGGCTGCGGAGACGGCCACTAATACGGCCGTAGGGTTCGTCGGCAGTTATGCCATCACCTCTGGGTTCATGCATTCCAGCACGTTATCCACAGACGCGACGGCCTTGGCAATCGTGGTCGGATGCACCGTGTGGTCGCTGGCCAGGGGTTATTGGCTCCGCCGGTTATTCAACAAGTTATCCACAAGGAGAAACGGATGAATCCGTACAGTTTTGATGAAGATGGTGTCTGCTGCGCCAGCAAGCCTGGCTATGCCGTGAAGCGCCCATCTGGCCTGCCGGACAACCTCTGGGAACAGCTGGCTAGCCAGGTGGCCAGCGCGCTGAACGAGGAAGGACGGGCCTACGAGGGTCACGAAGGCTGCGGCCGTCGCTTGTTCCAAGAATGCGTGAGCCGCGGCGCCGGGCCGGGCCACGTGCTCCAGTGGCTCAAGGACAAGCTGGACGATAACGTCGTGCCCATCCGCCACAACAGCATGCTCTACGAGTACCCGAACGACGTCTTCGTGCTGTTCGATGGCACCGACGACGGCAGCAGCATCATCGGTGCTTACCGCAGCCTGAAGATAGCCCAGGAGCGCCAGGCCTTCTATGCCCGCATGGAGAACGAAGGCCCTGGGCCGAATGATCCGGTGGGCTTCAGTAACAGCCAGGCGTTGCAGGACGTGCTGAAGAAGGCCTGGTGGAAGGGCTACGAGAATGGCAATAGCCAGGCCACCATGGGCCACAGCGCAGGCTACCAGGATGCAGACTGCGAGGCGGACACGCTGGCCCTGGCCCACCCCCGCAGCCGCCCGAAGGAGGCCCTGTGATTCGTCGGCTGCGCCTGTGGTGGGCGCGCCGCCGACTGATGGCAGCAAACGCCAACTACTTGGCCAGGGTTGCCGACTGGAAGATGGGCAAGGGCCGATATGACGAGCTGCTAGGTCCAGCAGCGCGCCGCACAGCCTTGTGCATAGACCGTGTCAACCGCTTGGAACGCACACCAGGTGAACCCTGGACGAGGTGATCATGAAAGGGAAAGCGCGAGAGCTGGCTGAGCGCCAGACCACAACCCACTGGTGGGCGCCGGCCGTCAACCGCTGGCGTGACCAGACCGGCATTGCCCATGTGGTGCATGGCGGTGGCACGCTCTGCGGCGCCAGGCCGTTCTCCTGTGGTGGCAGCTTTGCTACCCCGGAGGAGACGGGGGCCAGGGCATGTCAACGGTGCAAGGCCATCATCGAAAGGAGCCGCCAGTGACACAGCGGCTCGCCTTCCTGGTTGAGCTCGTCACCGAGAACGTCACCCCTGAAGATCGGCAGCGCGTCGAGCTTGCCCTGCACAACACCCTGCACCAACTCCTCAACGCCCAGGTCCGCTACATGGACCCGGACGGTGAGGTGCGGGTGCGGCCCATCATCGAAGTCCAGACGGTAAAGCTGGACGACCAGTGAGGACCCCATATGCGTTACTTCATCAATGCCGCGAGGCGATTGGTCAGGACGGTGGCGGCGTATGAAAGCGTTCGCCACATCGACATGGACGTCTGGAAAGAGGTGAACGAGGCCGAGTACGAGCAGTTCCGGCGCGACACCAAAGGATTCACCGCCCAGCAGCTGAAGAAACTTCGAGCGCCAGCTAGCACATAAAGGTATAAGCGTATAATATGCGCCGAGCAACGGAGAATTAGCATGCTGATCGCCACTTACAGCCGCGAGAAGGGATTGAAGATCCACCAGTGGGATCAGCAGCAACGGCCGAGGAAGTGGCTGGTAACCGGCACCTATCAAACCCCCTTGGGTGAGCAGGAGTTCTCGGTGAAGACGAAGAACGCCTGCTGGATGAAAGACCTCACCAACCTGATCGAGTCGGCCATCCGTGAGGACCTGAAGCTGACCGGCGGGGTTGAAGACATCAAATGGAAGGCCATTGGCCGATAAGGAATAGCATGGGAACTGCAGCTCAACTGCCGGCATTGCCGGTGGCAGGATATCGTTGGATGGGCGGCCTGGTCGCCGACAACTTCGCCGGGGGCGGCGGCGCCAGCACTGGGATCTCCCAGGCGATCGGCAAGAGCCCCGACATTGCCGTGAATCACAACGCCGAGGCGCTGATGATGCACGAGGAGAACCACCCGGACACGATCCACTACAACGAGTCGGTGTGGGACGTCCACATCCCTGAAGCCACGGCCGGCATCCCGGTGTTGTTCGGCTGGTTCAGCCCCGACTGTTTCCCTGCCGGCACCTTGGTGCTGACCATGCATGGCTACGCACCGATTGAAAAACTGAAGATCGGCGACTGGGTGCAGACCCACAAGAACCGCTGGCGCCAGGTGACCGCCACTATGGTGTCTCAGAAGCCAGTGATGACAGTACGTGGCCGCGGGCATCATGGTTTGCGCGTCAGCAGTGAACACCCCTTCTATGTCCGTGGCGAGAAGTACGCCAAGAAATCGGAGTGGGTGAGCGCCTGCAACCTACGCGCTGGCCAGTACTGGGCGACCCCGGAGCGGGTAGAGAACAGCAATGTTTTTATCCCCCCTGTGGGCGGACGCGGCATGGACATCAGCATTGAACTGATGCGTCTGGCGGGCTACTACGTGGGCAACGGCTGGAGCCGAGTGACCAAAACCCGTGCAGAGCTGGTGTTCACCACCCATCAGTGCAAGGCTGATGGCCTGGAGCAATGGCTTCAACAATGGAAGCCTGCGGGCCTCAAAGCTCAGTACAACGAGCTGGCTTGGCACCGCCGCAATACCAAGACCGCTACTCAGTTAAGCACCAACCACAAAGGACTGGTCGAGTGGTTACGCGACAACTTCGGTCACTTGGCTGAGAACAAGAAGGTTCCTGGCTGGCTGTACCAGGCCAACGAGGCAACCCGACAAGCGTTTCTGGCTGGGTATCTGGAAGCCGACGGCTATTTCAAGCACGGAAAGCACGAGGCAACCAGTGTCAGCAAGCAGCTGATCTACGGACTGAAAATGCTGGCCACCTCTCTGGGTAAGAGCGTCTCGGTGTATGAGCACCACAAAAATGACACCATCCAAGGCCGCCAGGTCGACTGCCAACCGTCCTGGTGTATTCGTTGGCTCGACCAGGTGCAGCCGGGCCGTGAACAGACCTGGCGCGATGAGGGCATGGAGTGGGGGAAGATCAAGGAAATAACTCCAGCCGAGGGCATGGAGACCGTCTACAACATCTCGGTTGACGAGGATGAGAGTTACGTCGTAGAGGGTATCGTAACCCATAACTGCACACACTTCAGCGTGGCCAAGGGTGGCGCTCCGGTGAAGAAAGAGATTCGCGGCCTGGCCTGGATCATCAAGAAGTGGGCGGGCCAGGGCGACATGGCGGTGTTCTTCATGGAGAACGTGCCCGAGTTCGTGACCTGGGGCCCGCTGATCGCAAAGCGCTGCAAGGACACCGGGCGCGTCGTCACCCTGGACCTGATCCCGGACCCGAAGGACCCCAAGGGCAAGAAGATGATCAACCGGATAGCCGAGCCCGGCGAGTTGGTCCCCTACCGCAACCAGGCCCTGGTGCCAGACAAAAAGCGCGCCGGGAAGACCTTCAAGCAGTTCCTCAAGCAGCTGCGGGCCATGGGCTACCAGATCGAGTTCGACACCCTGGTCGCCAGCGAGTACGGCGCCGCCACTATTCGCAAGCGCTTCTTCGGCATCGGCCGCAAGGACGGCCTGCCGATCATCTGGCCAGCCCGAACCCATGCACCTCGCGATATCGCCCTGGCCAACGGCCTGCAGCCGCAGGAGACGGCCGGCGATAACCTCGACTGGTCCATCCCGTGCCCGTCGATCTTCGAGGAGGGGCGCCGGCCGCTGGCCGAGAACACCCTCAAGCGCATCGCCAAGGGCATCGAGAAGTTCGTGATCAACGCCGGCAGCGATGCCTTCCTGGTGAAGGTGAACCACGGCTACGACCAGTTCCGTGGCCAGAGCCTGGATGAGCCGCTGCAGACCATCACCGGCAAGCTGGGTACCGGTGTGGTGGCGGCGCATATGGTGCCGGTGGGCTATGGGGAGCGCCCCGGGCAAGACCCTCGCACCCACAGCCTGCAGGAACCTCTGCCGACCATCGTGGGCAGCAGCAAGCACGCAGTGGTGGAGACCTCGCTGGCGCCCATCACCGCAGCGGCCGGCATGAAGTTCCGCGGCGACTCCGCCGGCTTCAGCTGCCATGACCCGCTGCCAACCATCACGGCGGGCGCAGGAGCTGCCCGCCCAGCCGGTGCTCCACACGCCCTGGGCGCCATGCAGGTGGAGCTGGCGCCTGTCACCGCCGAGTTCATCACCACCGTGGACCACGCCAGCACCCGCGACCCGTCCACCGGCATGGGTGAACCGCTGTCCACCATCACTGGCAAGGCCAGGCACCTGCGAGTTGCGGCGCTGCTGAAGCATTACACCGGGGTGGTCGGCCAGAGCCTGGACAAGCCACTGCCGACGATCACCGCCACCGACCACAACTCGGTGATGGAAGCGCAGCTGCAGCCGGTGGACCCGGCTCACGACCTGGAAGACGCCATCGTGGCGGCTCACATCCAGCGGGATTTCGGCAAGAGCGTCGGCTCCTCGGCCGCCGAGCCGATCGGCGCCATCACGGCGGGCGGCAGCGGCAAGGCCGCACTGGTCGCCAGCTCGCTGATCAAGCTGAAGGGCAGCTGTCAGCATGGGCAGAGCCTGAACGAGCCTCTGGGCACCATCCAGGCCCAGGGCAACCATTACGGCGAGGTCCGCGCCTTCCTGCTGAAGTATTACACCACCGGAGCGATCGGCCAGGACCTGAACGATCCGCTGCACACCATCACCAGCAAGACCCGCTTCGGCCTGGTCACCATCCACGGCCAGGACTACCAGATCGTGGACATTGGCATGCGGATGCTGAAGCCACACGAGCTGTACCGCTGCCAGGGCTTCCCCGAGGGCTACGAGCACCAGGTGGTGATGGGCAAGAAACTCCCTGACCATGCCCAGGTGCGCATGGTCGGTAACTCGGTGCCTCCGCAGCTGGCGCGGGCACTGGTTGAAGCCAACATTCCAAAATGGGCGCTGGAGCGCCAGGAGCTGAAACGAGCATGAGGAAGCGCAACATCGACAAGATCCCTCGCGGCCGCCGGAAGCCGGTGGTCGAGGCCGAAAAGGACTGGTCCAAGCTCTGGACGGTGAAGGCCAGCGAGGTGGCGGGCTCGCCGCTCCAGGCCACCTTCTTCGATGAGGAGCAGGCCCGCAAACACGCCGAGTGGTGGTTCAGCCACCCCGGCATCGTCGGCGTGGAGCTGCTGGCCCCAGTGGTCGAGCAGCCTGCGCTCGTCAAGCTCTACCTACCTTCCGCCGAAGACGAGAAACTGGGCCAATGGTTGGCTGCGGCGCTGGATGACCCCAAGGTTTGCCCGACCATGAAATTCGACATCAACCGCTGGCTGAGCACCAGAGCGTGGGGATACACCCCCAAGGAGACCGCATGAACCCCGTCATTGAAGGCCATTTCGACATCCAGGTGGACAAGGGGGTGCAGAGCATCCCTTACCTCCTCAGCATCACCAAGAGCATCGGCGGGTTCGAGGTGAAGTTCGCCGTACACATCCACCCGCAGGACAAGCGCACCCTGGTGATCAGCGAGATGAGCACCGGCTGCGACACGACCATGCGCATCCGTCATCCGAAGTCGCCGCACATGCTCCTCGAGCTGTGCCATGTGGCCAACGGCAGCATTCCCCGCGGCCAGCTGCGCAAGCTGACGTCGTCGGCGGTACACAACGGCCTCAAGCGCATTGGCCACCTGCAGTTCCTGGTGGCCATCCAAGGGATCAAGGACAAGGCGACTGAAAATGCTGACACCTGAACAGGCCAAGGCCCTGATCGACATGGGCATCCCGGTGGTGCCCGACGCCAGTGCGCTGCACAAGCACGGCGTGGTCCTGCCGATCGTTCATGGCTTCAAGCACATGCGGTTGGTGAAGTTCACCCCCGAGGACTGCCTGCCGCGCCTGGTGATGCTCTACACCGAGACCGAGGTTTCGGTGGAGGACGCCACGGAACAAGCCATCGACCACGTAACCACCCTGGGCAGCGATAGCCTCCTGCCCCAGAACGCCCAGCCTGTGCTGGTCATCTAGGAGAGACCCATGAGCCAGAAGAACCCCCTCACCCTCCATGGCCTGCTTGCGGGCCTGATGCCTCGTGACCTGAAGTTCCAGTTCCTCGATCAGTGCATGGAAGGCTGGCAGAAAACCAAGCACGGGGGGAAGGTCACATTCGTCACCGATCAAGACCTCGATCACCGGAGCGTGCTGTCCGGCGGGCCTCGTATGCAGAAAGCGGCGTTCATCCTGTGGTTCGACCGCGACCTGATCGACAAAACGGTCATGATGCAGCCGCCGGTAGGTATCCCCGGCCCGGCCCATGATCCGCTGCGCCAGATCCAGTGCGCGCTGTTGCAGCTGCAAGAGGCCGGGCTGCTGAAGGACGACAGCCCGCTCAACCTGCAACCTACCCTGCCGCTGCTGCACCGCGAGCTGGGGCGCCAGATGGGGCCAGTGCATGAGTGACAAGACCAGGCTGTTCCAGCCGCTGTTCCCGCAGAGCCAGCACGCCGAAGCCTGGCACAAGCACCCGACGATCAGGGCTTTCCAGGCGAAGCACAGCTCCTCTGCGCCAACGCTGGCGCAGCTGATCAAACTGGGCAAGCACAGCTCGTCGCCTAGCCTGAAGCTGTCCAATGACGCCAAGTCGATTCTGGTGCTGGCCTTGTCGCCGCGCTGCACCTCGCAGACGCGGCACGATTTGGACCACAAGCTGAGTCGCAGTCTGGGCCTGCTACCCCACTTCTGGTGGGCCGGCAACATCGCCTTTGATGTCACGGCGGACGGGGCGGTGCAGGTGGCGATCACCACCAACTCGAAAGAACAACTGAAAGAGATGCGCACCTGCATTCTCAAGAGCTGAAGGACGAGACATGAACCTGACGAAACAGATCAAAGAGCAATTGGTTATCGACCTGGTGGCCGAAGCGTGCAAGAAACACGCGATGGTCATGGGACAGGCGGCCATTAAGCTGAACAATCTCTGGGAGGCCTTGGTGGTCAAGGAGGCCGAGCTGCTTTTGCCGGAGCTGAGCCGTGAGCGTTGGCTGGATCTGATCCAGCAAGGCACCATGGTAGCCCACGCCAGCAATGGGACGCTGTCGGTCTATATGTACGAACACAAAGAAGACGTCGAAAACCCCAACCTCCAGTACAGCTGCCGCTCGAAGTTGGTGATGGCGAAGGGTCCTGCCTATCCGAGCAAGCATAAGGACGAGCGTTCCACTTTCCTCAGCGCGATCATGAGGAACTGGTCAACCTTCGGCCGAGTGTTCGGCTGCCGGGCAGCGAACTATGGCTACGAGATCCGCTTCGACCCTTCGTTCCCTGGGGTGCCGGCCGTGCGCCACACCAAGACGGTGTACCAGCAGGCTGTTGAGCCCCGCCCTGGCGACCCCGTGAAACTCAACGAGCGGCAGCTGCGATTCAGCCAGGCCGCCTGGCCACTGGTAAAAACCGCCAATGACCTGGCAGAGAAATTCGCCAAGGTCATCGAAGAAGCCGAGCAAATGCAGAAGATGTTGACTCAGGTCATCATGCCCATGAAGACCGCTCGACAGCTGCTCGACGTCATGCCGGAAGCCGGCAAGCACCTGCCGGAACCGGTGGCCAAGAAACAGGAGCTGGCGCCCAAGGACCTGGTGGACAAGGCCCGCCGCATGCTGGCAGAGGGCATCCCTACCTAAACGACCGCCACGGCGGTGAGGAGGCTGTATGTACAGGATTTTCGAATACACCATCGCCGTGGTTTTTCTGGCGCCGATCTTCATCGGCGTGATCAAGGCGGCAACCGGAGGATAGATGGAAAAGTTGATGGCAGAACTGCGCATGCTGACGGTCAAGATCGACCCGAAGCCCATGCCTGACCGCGTGATCCGCGAGTTCCTGACCAACGTTATGGGTGTGTTCTTCACCGAGGAAGCGATCTGTTCGTTCTCGGGCGAGGAAGTGCGCAGGCTGATGGTCTGGTTCTTCGAGACCGGAGAGCGTGAGGGGTATGACGTGGTGATGGACACGTTCATGGGTAACTTCCACCTGATCACCACCACGCAGCGTACCCTCAGCGCGCAACCCAAGATCCAGGCGGACAACGTGGTTTCGTTGTTCAGTCGATAACGCACGGGCCGGGTAACCGGCCCTCAACCACATGGAGAATCACATGGGGCTGAACAGAGGCCAGGCCTTTGCTGTTGATGGCATCATCAACGAAATGTTCAACGGGGAGGGTTACGGCGCCACCCTGGTGGGTGAGGGCGGCACGGGCAAGACCTTCTGCACCACCCATATCACCGAGGAGCTGGTCAGACAGGACATGAACGTCCTGATGGCCGCGCCAACTAACAAGGCGGTCAAGCAGCTGGAGAAGGCGGTGAAAGCTGCCAACCTGAAGACCGACCGGATCACCTTCAAGACCATCCACAGCGCCCTGGGCTTGACCCTGATGCCCAGTTCCGAGCGCAAGCACGTCTCCCAGACGAAGGACGAGATTGTCAGTGAGATGGACGTGGTTGTGCTCGACGAAGGGTCGATGCTCAACAAGATCCTGCTGCACAACTACTACCTGCCTGCCGTAGACGCCAGCGAGACGTTCTCCCTGATCCTGGGTGACGACTACCAACTGCCGCCGGTTGGCGAACTGCGTTCGGAGGCCTTCGACCTGTTCCCGACGCGGGAGCTGACCCAGAACGAGCGGCAGAAGCCCAACGCGGACGGCAGCGCGAACTCGATCAACGTGCTGGGCCGTGAGCTGCGCCAGGCCATCAAGGAGAACAAGCCGTTCCACTTCAACCACGAGGAGGACCAGAACATCAAGGTCGTCAAGACGGCGATGTTCATCAAGACGGTGGTGGAAGCGTTCGACCTGAACACGGACCTGGAAGAGACCAGGGTGATCGCCTGGCGTAATGACCGCGTTCGCGCCATAAACAAGGCCATTCGCGCCAAGTTGTTTGGCCCAGACGCCTGGAAATTTGTCGTCGGCGAGCGCGTGGTTACGGCCGGCCCGCTCTCGTTCGGGCGTGACGTGGTCCTGTCTACGGATGAGGAGTGTATCGTCACCGCGATCAAGGACAGCCGCCTGGTGGACGAGGACACCGGCGAGTATTGGGACACGGTATGCTTGGTGCTCACGCCGATCTACGCTGACGTGAAGCAAGCATTCGCCCACATCGTCGCCGACCACGAGTTGGAGCGTTACAACGCCCGCCTCAACGACCTCGAGCGTCGAGCCAAGGAGGCCAAAGGAACCGCGGCACACGGCCTGCGCTGGAGGATGTACCACACCTTCCGCGAGCTGTTCGCCGACATCACCCACTGCTACTGCATCACGGCCCACCGCGCCCAGGGTAGCTCGTTCAGCCGGGTCTTCCTCGACGTGAACGACATGCTCGACAACCCTCGGGGACCGGAGCGCAAGCGCCTGGTCTACGTTGGTTGGAGCCGAGCCCGTCACGAACTCACGGTCAACAGAGTTCGCTTTAGCACCTGATACTTTTATAGTATTATCATCTTCGTGCCCCGCCGGGGCACGGAGCCATTCCTACAGGAGTTCAACATGCAAACCGTTGATCACGCAAAAGGCCGGGCCGCAGAGCCGATTGATTACGCAGAGCTGGCCAAGCACTACAACACGCTGCAAATCGACGGGGCCGTGGTGATGCCGAAGAAGGTCTACAACATCACGCTGTTCAAGCAGGCTGTCGCCCGTCGCGGCCTCAAGAGCGAGCTGGATTTCCAAGCCTACAATGCCGACGGCAAGACTTACGTCAAGCGCCTGACCATCCAGCGCATGGAGGCCTGAGCCCGCCATGCTCTACTTCCTCCAGTTCAAGACGAACGGGAAGGAACCATGGCGCCCATACACAGCTGAGCAGCTGAAGGACCCTTCAGCTCTGCCCGGGCCGCCCTCGTTCCAGACTGTTCTGATGGTTGATCAGAACCCCGAAGAACTTTTCGAAAAAGGTATCGAACCGCTGGAGACGGTCAAGTACCTGGGCCCCATGTACTTCGACTTTGACAAGGAAGACGACCTCGACCGCGCCCTGGATGATGCGCGCCTCGTCCTCGATTACCTGATGACCAAGCTGGACATCCCCGGCGAGTTCATCAATTGCTGGCTCTCTGGCGGTAAGGGCGTCCATTTCACCATCGCCGGTGAAGTGTTCGGCGTCAAATCGCCAACAAAGTTCCTGCCGTACATCTACCGCGAGATCATGCTCACGGTGCAGGACGGCGTGGGCCTGAAGCCTACCGACTCCGCAATCGACAACAGCGTGTACAGCTGTGGCCAAGGCCGCATGTGGCGCTGCGAAGGCGTGGCCAGGCCGGGCAAGGGTACCTACAAGGTGGGCGTCTCCATCGAGGAGCTGCAGACCCTGGACGCCGAAGGCTATGGCGTGCTGGTGGCGCAGCCACGGCCGAAGATGGCCGTGAATACCCCGCCGAAGAACGTCACCTACCCGAAGTGCGTCGAACTGTTCAAGAAGGCCAAGCTGGCGGCCAGCCGCCGGGTGCGAGCCTTGCTCGAGGCTACCACGGTGCCGCGGGAGACCTTCAGGGAATGGGAGGGCATCCCAGGCTGCGTGCAGATCCTCATCACCGAGGGTGACTGCGACAGCTCGACGTGGAACCAGGCCGCCCTGCAGCTCTCCTCCTACATCGCCGCCGCCTACGACAGGTCGGAGGAGAAGGAGTACATGGAGCTGCTGGTCTACCCGTTCTGCAAGAACGTGGAAAGCAGCTCTCGCCCGAGCGAAACCGAGCGGATCAAGCACGTCAAGGGCCACCTGAGCCGCACCTTCGCCGGGCAGTTCAAGTTTGCACCAGGTGCATTCATCTCGGTGATCGGCAAGCGCTGTGGCGGCTGCCCGGTGTGCCGCGCAGACATCGCCAATGGCGACACCGACCAGGCCGGCGCTTCGCCGAGCCAGTACAACGCCGCTACCAACATCAGCTGGGACCCGAAGGGCTACTGGTTGGTGATGGAGAACGGCCGGCGCCAGCTGTCCAGCTTCACCTTCTGGCCCGAGGTCGAGGTTCACGACCTGGAGCCACACATGGACCGCGACGGGACGCCAGGCTGGCGGATCAGTGTGCGCAAGGAGCTGCAGGGCTACCTGATCGATGACGAAGGCCGCATCCACCGCGACGTCCGCATCCCCGAGCGGGCCTGGGGCTCGAAGCGCGAGCTGATCAGCTCGATCCAAGGGCACGGTGACGCCCTGGTCTACGCCGGTGACGCTGACATCCAGCGGCTGCTGAAGGCGGTCACATACTTCGGCCGTGAGAAAGCAGAGGACAAGGAACTCGAAAAGATGACTCGATCAGCTGTGTGTGGGCTGATCCTCGATCGCAAGGATGGGAAGGTCATTCCCCATTACGTCGAGGCTGACAGCTCCATCACCATCAAGAACATGCGCAGCGGCTACCGCTACAGCGGCAACCCGCGCCAGTCGCCAGCGCTGCTGCGTGGCACCAACCCCTTCGAAAACGACACGGACCTTGAGACGGCTCTGATCGCGCTCTGCAACATCAACGACCCGATCTCGGTGGCGATGATCATTGGCTGGACCGTCGCCTGCCATTTCCGGGAGCACATCCAGTTCCGGGAGCCGCAGTTCCCCCTGCTCAACATCAGCGGCAACTCGGAGGCCGGCAAGACGTCTACCGCGGTGCTGGTGGCGCTGCTCAGCGGCATCGACTACACCGTGGCCGAGTACATGAACGTGGAAGTCGGTACCGAATACCCGCTGATCAAGTACCTCAGCAGCTCGACCACGGTCCCTCGCCTGGTGGAGGAGGTGAACCCTGGCCAGCTGGGCACGAAGTACCCCCGCATCGCCGGTATCCTGAAGGCGTCGTGGAACAAGGCACCGGTGCAGCGCGGCCGGATCATGGGCAAGGAGCTGGGGCAGACGGACGACCGGATCTCGGCGCCGATCGTCTACACCAGCGAGCAGTCACCGGTCATGCCAGCGCTGCGCGGCCGTTCGGTCGAGGTCAAGCTGCAGTCTCGCTCTTTGGAGAACCCGGTGTACCAGCGCAACTACTCGCAGGCGATCCGTCACAAGGATGCGCTGCTGCGGATGGCCAAGGCTTTGGTCACAGTGGCCATGGGTACCTCGCCGTCGGCACTGCTGGAGATTTTCCACAGCAAGCACGACCTGATCCACGCCAAGATCAGCAGCCGGCCGCGCTGGGGCCACATGACCTGCCTGACCGGCCTGCACATGCTCCTGCACACCATGGCAGAGTTCAAGGTGGGTGGGCGTGAGGAAGTGCAGCGGCTGTACGACGGCTTGGTTGCCTACTTGGGCGGTGGCGTGGTGAAGGCCGAGCGTGGCCGGATGACCTCGGAAGTGGACCGCGTTCTGACCACGATGAACATCATGGCGGAGTCCAGCACCGACGAGCGCTACCAACTGAAGCCGGGCATGCACTACTGGCGCCTGGGCGACAGCCTGTACCTGGTCCTGCACACCTGCATGCCCCGGTACAAGTCGTTCTCCCGCAACCAGGGCGACACGGTGGTGATCCAGGCATACAGCCAGCTGCGCGACCTGATCATCGGCGAGACCTACTACGAACGCTCGGAGCCCTACCCGGGGCGCGAAGACACCGAGGTGTTCGTCCTCAGTCTCTCCAAGCTGGCTGAACGCGGCACGGTGATGAACAACTTCATGGAAAGCGACGTACCGGAGGAAGCCTGATGCCGATGACCCTGGACGACCTGATGCTGGCCTCGGGGGTGCATAACCACCCCACCTGGTTCAGCAAGATCGAGTTGCTGCACTGGCCTATGCCTCACCAGATGCAGATGATCCACGCCTACCCCCGCTATTACCGGTATGGCGACTTCGGGGAGCCGGGGATCGGCAAGACCTACCCTGCCCAGGTGCATGCCATCTTGATGGCTGCCCTGGGCAACAAGGTGGTCTTCGTGATGCCGCCAGCACCCATCATCCAGTTCATGCGGGAGTTCGAAGACTTCTTCAAAAACATCCGCAAGTACCTGAAAATTGAGCACTTAGACGTCAGCTCAAGCAAGAAAAAGAAGCTGGTCTCCGAGTGGGAGAAGGACGGCTGGCCGGATATCCTGATCATGTCCTACGACATTTTCCGGGTGTACAACGACCACTCCTCGGTGAAGAACATCGGCAACAACCTCTGGCGGGTGCGCAACATGGCCAAGGTTGGCACGCCGGAGGAGTTCGCCACCCCGTACTTCGACGCCGAGGGCAACCCCGCCTACGAGAAGGCCACACCCTACACCCCAGACGGACGTATCATCACGATCCGGAAGGGCAAGGGCAAGGCCAAGAACCCGCACCAGAACCTGCTCAAGGAGCGTGGCTACAACGTCCTGTTCTTCGACGAGGCCCACGCCCTGTGCGGTATGGACTCGATCATCTCGAAGTCCGTGGTCGAGATGTCGCGCATCCTGAAGGACGACGTGGCGATCTACCTGATGTCCGGGACGCCGGTGCCGACGCACCTGCACGATTGCTACGGACTGATCAGGCTGATCAACCCCGAGGCCTACCTGAACAAGGCAGCATTCCTGCGCCAGCACTGCATCATCAAGGAGTTCAGGGTACCGCTGCCTGGCGGGCGCGAGAAGACGATCAAGCAGATCGCCGACTACGTGAACCCGGAGAAGATTTTCGAATCGCTCTGGGCCAACGCCAGCCGGGTACAGAAGCGCGACGTGATCGAGCTACCTGAGCCCATCATCAGCGAGTACCCCGTCAGGCTTACCGGCGCCCACGCCAAGCTGTACCGGAACGTGGTGAACGACAAGTTCGCCATTCTGGGTGACCTGGTGATCTCGCCGCAGAGCATCAGCGAAATGCGACACACAGCGCTGCGGCTGATCAGCTGCCCAGAGGAGTACGGCTACACCGGCGAGAACCAGTTGGCAACGGCTACAGACCAGCTGATCGACAGCATCAAGCCCAACGTCGAGCGCAAGGTGATCATCTTCGCCTTCTACCGGGGCGCGGTTGACCAGTTGGCCAAGCGCTACGCCCACCTGAAGCCCTGCGTGATCTACGGCGGGACCAAGGGGGCGCAGGACGAGATCGACCGGTTCAAGAACGACGAGGACAGCAACCTGCTGATCATCAACTGGATCAGCGGCGGCGCAGCGCTCAACCTGCAGGTCGCCAGCTACATCATCTTCTACGAGTGCCCGACCTCGCCGAAGGACGCCAAGCAGGCGCTGGCACGGGCCTACCGGAAGGGACAGCTGAAGATCGTCAACGTGTACTTCATGCGGGTGCTGGGCACCCTGAGCGACAAAAACTTCAAGAACCTCCTCAAGAACGAGGAGAGCAACAACCGAGCAATTCGGGACAAGCACGATCTGCTCCACGAGCTGATGGCTGCTTGACCGGTTGACACCGAGTCATCTGCCTCGGTATAAAGCAGACTGCATCAGCGAAAAGTGCGCTGATTGCCACTGAAATTGTAAATTTAACCTGAAAAGTGAGATAGACCATGGCACTGCGTAAAGCCGCAACTACCGAAGTCAAGACCAACGCCACCAACATCGCAGCCCAAGAGCAGGAAGCTCAGGTCAAGGAGACCGTCGATCAGGCCCAAGAGGCCCAGGTCGAGCAGAACAGCGAAGTGCAGGGAGGGCAGGAGCCCGAAGCCGCGGTGGAACGCCAGCCTGAAGCGGAAGCAGAGCAGGCCCAGGGGGTGGAAGAAGCCGAACCAGCCGCCGAGCTGGAAGAAGAACCGGAGCCCGAAGTCGTCGCCGAGCAGCGTCAGGAAGTCGCTGTGGCAACTGCCAGCGCACCACCAGCAATCGCTGGTACCGCAGGCAAGAGCGGGGCGATGGCAGCCTTCACCGCCGACATGGCGGACCACGGCTTCGAAGGTCTGAACGTCACCGGCATGTCCTTCGACCGCATCAAGCTGCACGAAGGCCGCTTCAAGCTGGGCACCGAAGAACGTGACCTCGGCGAATCCTTCGACTGCGTCCTGATGGGTACCCGTCCGATCTACATCGTGCGCCAGTACGACGGCGACGATTCGCCCGTCTACTTCAGCTATGACCCGAAAGGCGACCTGCTGACCGATGGCTCCCCAGCCACCGAGATCCAGGCCGAGTGGGTCGAACAGGGCTACGCGAAGGAAGAGTGGGACATCAAGCGCTACCTGGAAGGCATGGCCACGCTGACGAACCGCGACGATGACCTGCAAGAGCACATGGTCAGCCTGAGCATCCCGCCAGCATCCACCGACCGACTGAGCGGCGCTTGCGCTGTCGCCCGCCAGAAGTTCCGGCAGCTGCCGGATCAGCTGGTGCTGAACTGCAAGGTCGGCGCTTCCATCAAGAAGGGCAACACCACCTGGCGTCCGTGGGTCTTCAAGATGAGTCTGCCGGCGTAACACCTGCGTTGAGATTGAGCCCGGTAGTGAGAGCTTCCGGGCTTTTTTATTGATTTAAATCAAGGAGTTGTTGCATGTCCCAGAATGACCTGATCCATACCCTGTCCATCGCCATGTCCGCCGAGCGTGGCAACGAGATCGTCGCCGAGCTGCCGGCCGAGCACCAGGCCACCGTGCGTGACCACAGCTACCCGCTGATGGTGAAGAACCTGGCCAAGTCCGGCGAGGTTATCCGCGCCGAGCTTACGTTCGACAAGTTCATCAGCCTGATGCGCACGTGCTCGGCGGTGGTTACCAACAGCAGCGCTCTGGACCGGGTGAAAAAGCTGACCGTCTACAACAAAGCCGAGAGTGACCTGCCGAACGTCAGCGTGTTCCCGCTGGGCAGCAGCGCCGAGCTGGCCAAGGCCTTCGAAGACCTGACCCCGGAGAAGGCCCACCTGCTGCACATGGCCATTGGCTGGGCCGGCGAGGCCGGCGAAATGCTGGAAGCCGTTCTGAACCACATCCAAGGCGATGAGCTGGACGTGGAAAACGTGGTCGAGGAAGCGGGTGATGGCCTGTTCTACCAGGTTGGCATCCTGAACGGCGTCCGCGTCAGCCTCCTCGAGGCCTCGCTCCACAACAAGGTCAAGCTGCTCGGCAAGCGCTACAAGAACGGTTACAGCGACCAGGCTGCGCAAGAGCGCGCTGACAAGGAGGAAGGTAAATGACCATGCTCGGGAAGAAGGTTCGCGACAAGATCACCGGCTTTGAAGGTATCGCAGTTGCCCATTGCAAGTACCTGACCGGCTGCGATCAGTACGGCCTGCAGCCTGAGCTGCGCGACGGCAAGATGGAGAAGGCCGAGTGGTTCGATGAAGGTAGGCTGGTCGTGGTTGGCCCGGGCGTGACGGCTGAAGAAGTCGCAGCACCGCGCAACGGCGGCCCCAACCGTGACGCCCCGGCTCTGTAGTTGAGCAACATGGCCACCAGGTGGGCAGCGGCATGGGCCGCTGCCTCCATCATTGACACGCTACTCCGGCACATGCCGTAAGGACGAAAGATGCACGCTATTTACGTGGACCACATGGGTGACGACCTGAGCGTGGTGAAGGCTGCCAAGGTCAGCTTCGCCAACGACTTCGACGTCGAATACTTTCTGACCGACGAAGCGGCCCAAATCCTCAAGGACCTGGAGGAGGAGGCAGTCAAGCAGATCCCTGGAGCGGTACCGAAGAAGACCCCGCGCAGCCACGCAGCCCTTATTCGCTACCTGGCCAAGCACGAGCACTGGACCCCCTTCGCCCACACCAGCATCACGCTGCGCATGCAGGCGCCGGTGCCGATCCGCACCCAGTGCTTCAAGCACAAGGTCGGCTTCGTCGAAAACGAGGAGAGCCGACGCTATATCAGCTCTCGGCCTGAGTTGTTCGTGCCCGAGATGTTCCGCCAGGCGCCTGACGGCGACAAGGTCAAGCAAGGCAGTGCAGGTGATCACCCAGACAGCCACTTGATCCGCCAGCAATACATCATGCGCTGTGAGGACATGATCAGTTTCTATGAAGAACTGGTGCGCCAGGGCGTAGCCCCCGAGCAGGCCCGTTTCGTGCTCCCACAGGGCTGCGAGGTTAACTGGTACTGGACCGGCAGCCTGTACGCCTTCGCCAACGCCTATAACAAGCGTGTCGATTCTCACGCTCAGGGCGAGGTCCGCGACCTGTTCCTGCCGATCGGCGACATCATGGCCGAGCTGTTCCCCGTCAGTTGGGCAGCTCTGACTGGCGTGCCAGCATGAAACTCATCTCGGCGAGGCGCGAGTTCATAAGTGCAACCGCCGAGCTTGATAGCGGAGGGCTTACCCTCCGCTATCAAGTCATGGCCGTGGGCGAAAAGATAACGTTCGATCAAGAGTTGCGGATCGACATTCTTTCCGACGGCAGCGCTCAGGCGTACATGCAGATGGAGGGCATGCCGGTGCAGCCCAACCAGGAGGCGGCGGCGCAGCGTATGGCCGACTACCTGGAAATGCTCTCCAAGGCCTTGCGTGCCACAAACCCCGGCCGGCGCAAGGTAAAGACCCGCAACATCCCGATCCAGCTGCACGGGTCCACGCAGCTGATCCACAAACCAAGGACGCGCTGATATGCACAAGCACATCATCGATTTCAGGGCTGCCCTCAAGCATGCCTACTATGGCGCCTCGGACCCCGAGGCCATGCCGTGCGAGAAGACCGGCCGAGCCTACGCCCACTGGCAGGTAGGCGCTGCCGACTTCATCACCCGTTACCTGAACCCGATCTTCGAGATCGGCGACAGTCCGCGGGACATCATCGTGGCCCATGACCATGGCCGCGAGTACCGCACCACCATCTTCCCCGAGTACAAGGGGCAGAAGTCCAAGAAGGACGAGGAAAAGAGCCCAATCGAGATCGAACAGCTGGCCATGCTCGAGGACTGGGCGAAGAAGTTCCTGGCGGCCATGGGCATCGTCCAGATCGCCGTGATCGGCGTGGAAGCGGACGACGTGATCGCCTGGGTCGTGCAGCGTCTGGAGGCGGCCGGCATTACCTCCACCGTCTACACCGTGGACCAGGACTTGCTGGTGCTGGTGAGCGACGATACCGGCGTCAGCATCAAGAACGTCATGCACCTGGGCGCCGAGGCCGTGTACCCGGAAGGGCACGAGTTGGAAGGCCTACCGCTAAAGCTGACCAGCTTGGCCAAGTCGATCGTCGGCGACAAGTCGGACAACTACGGCGGCGTGCGCGGCATGGGCCCGGCAGCCATCCACAAGCTGGTCGAGGCCTTCGGCTACGACGGCCTGGAAGACCTGCAGGCTGTGGTCGCCAGTGGCAATACCGACGATCTGAAGGGAGCCATTGAAGAGACCGGGCACAAGGGCCTGATCAAGCTGCACAACCAGTTCGATGAGTGGCGACTGGGCTGGCGCCTGGCGCAGCTGCGTCCCGAGCTGTGCTGGAAGCCCCGTAAGCGCAAGCTGATCAAGCCGATCTTCGTCAAGCGCGTACCTCACCCGCAGAAGACCTACGAGTACCTGGCCGCCGTGGGCTGCGAGGACATGTGGGCCGACGGTCTGGATGAGTTCTTCCCCGCGCCGTTCGCGGTCACCACCGAGAACTGGGAGGAAATGCGTGAGGGCATCCTGGCGTCCATCGCCGAAAGCCCGCTGGTGGCCTTCGACTATGAGTCGTCCGACAAGACCCAGATCGCCAACTTCCGCCGGGCCTCGCCGCGCGGCAACAGCTTCGTCGATAACCTCAGCCAGGTCCTGGCCGGCGCTTCGTTCCAGTTCGGCAAGCACCTGGAAAACGTGATCTACATCCCGGTTGACCACCACCGCTCGGCGAACCTGCCGAAGGAAGTGATCGCCGAGATCCTGCAGCACGCCATGAAGCACTCGCAGATCGTGGCCCACAACGCCTACTTCGAAGGCACGGTGACCCGCACCAACCTGGGCTTCTGGCTGACCAACTGCCGCGACACCCGGGTGATGCAGCGCTTCTACAACGAGAACATGGGTGCTGGCCTGAAGGAGCTGTCGAGCGAGTACCTGTCGTTCAAGCAGACCTCCTACCAGGACACCATCGCAGCGGGTCAGGCCTGGGCAGAAGATCATGGCGAGCCGGCCAAGCTGATGTGCCACCTGACCCTCGACGAGGTCTTCAACTACGGCTCGGATGACTCCCTGGTCACCGGCCACCTGTACGACCTGCTCCAGCTGATGCTGATTCTCGACGAGCAGTGGCTGCAGTACGAGGCCATGGCCATCCGCCCGACCGAGCCGCTGCAGCGTGCCTACATCCACGGCTGCAACATCAACTGGGCCCTCCAGAAGCGCCTGCACGCCGCTGACCTCAAGACCATTGAGGAAGGCATGGCAGAGCTGCGCCAGATCCTTCAGGACAACGTCAGCGGCAACATCACCGAAGGCTGCAAGTCGTTGATCGAGGCCGAGAAGACCTACGTGCTGAAGTCGGCCACCCGCAAGGCAGGCGCTGCCGATAACGGCGCCGACGCCGAGCAGGTGCGGTCTGAAGGCCAGGCCAAGCTGGCGGAGTGGCGCAAGAAGATCGAGGCAGCCTGCCAATACACGCCGTACCGCGTCGAGAAGGTGATGCCGAAGTTCGCCTTCACCGAGAAGCAGGTCAGCGCAGCACTCAAGGCCGTGGGTCTACCCGAGCTGGCCAAGCTGAACCACAAGGCCTGGCAGGAGTACCTGGCTAGCGTCGGTGCCGAGGGCTTCTCCGACTCCTGGGGCATGACCGATGACCAGGTGGAGCTGATCGAGATGGTCAGCACGGCCATGGGCGCGGAGTGCATGAAGATCAACGAGCTGCGCAAGCACGCCGAGGCTTCGGAGGACGGCGGCTTCGACAACGCGAAGGACCACTACCAGGAACGCCTCGCCACGGCCGAGAAGGTGTTCGAGAAGCTGGGTGAGGTGGTGCAGCGACTGGCCAAGATCGAGCCGCGCGAGGTCGAGTTCGGCGATGCGCTGAACGTGGGCAGCCCGGTCCAGATGCAACACCTGCTGTACTGCAAGATCGGTGCCCAGGTGCGACTCTACGGCAAGAAGGCGGGCAAGAGCCGCCTGGCCCTGGGCATCACCGTGGCCGGGCCGGCAACGGACGAAAAGGCCATCGAGACGGCCCTGGCCAACGACATCAAGCACGAATGGCAGCGTGATGCGCTGGCGGTCCTGCTGAAGGTGAAGTCGGCGACCACCCGCTGCAGCCTCTACCACGACAAGTACCCTCTCTGGCGCCACGTCGATGGTCGGATCCACCCGTACCTCACCGACTACGGCACCGACACCGGCCGGCCGACGGCCACCTCGACCAACATCCTCGCGGTGTCGAAGGGTGGCGTTGGCCTGCGCTCGGTCTACATCCCGCCGAACCCGGACTATGTCTGTGTGGCGATCGACTTCAACGGTCAGGAGCTGCGCCTGCTGGCGTGCGAAGCGAACGACCCGGTGATGATCGACGCCTACAACAACCCGGCCGGCGAGAAGGACCTGCACTCCGTTACCGGCTCCGGCATCGCGGCCAGCAAAGCCAAGAAGCTGTCCGGCAAGGAAGCGGCAGACCACGCAGCTCTCGGTACCTTCGAGCAGTTCAACCCCGCGCGCAAGCAGGAAGACCACCCGCTGCACCCTCTGGCGTCGGCCATCCGTAAGGCCTCCAAGCCGGTGAACTTCGGCCTGGCCTACGGTGCCGGCCCAGCTACGCTGTCTCGCAACCTGATCATCCCGATCGAGGAAGCGAAGGAGCTGCTGGACGGTGCGATGGAGCTCTACAACCGCATCCCGGCCTGGCAGAAGGAGCAGGCAGCGTTCATGGAAACCCATGGGTACACGCTGACGGCCTTCGGCACCAAGCGCCATGCCACCGACGACATCTTCCACAAGGACAACGGCAAGGTTGCCCGCCAGCACCGCCAGGGCGCCAACTTCGGTATCCAGGGCTCGGCAGCGGACATGCTGCGCCGCGTTCTGACCTGGGTGGCCGAGAGCGGCATGATGGATCGCATCCGCATGGAGTTCTTCGCGCCGATCTACGACGAGGTGGTGTCGTGGGTGCATAAGGACGACGTGCTGGCCTACTGCATCGAAATGGGCCAGTACATGGCCGACTCGACCCCGCCACAGCACGTTGTTCGCCAGGTGCCCGAGTATTCCATCGGGCCGGACTGGGGCCGGGTGCATGAGCTGGGCCGGGATATCAGCCCAGAGAACGTCGCCAAGTTCGTCGCCAGATCGCTGGAGGAAGCGCGGGAAATCTGGGAGGTGGACATGCTCGAGCCGTTCGACCCGATCACCAAGGTCACCTTCGACGAAGACGCTGAAATGGTTGAGGAGGAAGAACTTGAAGCAGAAGCTGCTTGATTGGCTTCAGCGTTTCCAAGGTGGCCAGAACGGCCACCTGGAAATCTACCTGGAGGATGGTAAACCCCTTGGCCAAGTCTATGAGGAGGCCTGCACCCACATCAAAGCGCAGGAGCAAGTGATTGAGCACCTGCGCGGCGAGATTAAGGCTCTGCGCCACGAAGTGTCGTGCAAGGACAAGATGGCCCAGACACTGCGGGATGAGTACCCGCAGCTGTACATCCGCTATTTCACCAAGCGCGGGGCGGATGACCGCGCAGCAGGACGACCCACCAAGACGGGCATTAAGCCCAAAAGGAGACGTGCATGAGCTTCAACCAACAATCGATCGTGGTCTTCGGCCATGACTACGAAACCACCGGCTTGAAGGTGCAGGAGCTGGGCGTGATCCAGTCGGCGCTGCTGATGGCCACCCTGCACCAGGACGGCAGCTACGAGATCCTGGACCAGGACGTGAACCTGCTGAACCCCGGCGTGCCGATCGAAGCCGAGGCCTCGGCGATCCACGGCTACACCGACCTCGACGTGATGGGCAAGCCGGACTGGCTGCCGTTCCTGCGCAGCGAGATGAAGACCATCAACGAGCACGACTACCAGGCTGTGGTCAGTTTCAACGGCGCCTGTTTCGACAATCAGATCGCCATCCGCGCGGGCTGGAAGCCGAATCGCTCGGTGGACCTGTATAAGGGCGCCTCGAAGATCAAGAAGGCCGGCCTGTGGGAGGCAGCCAATCTGGGCTACTCCTACGAACGCCTGCTGGGCAAGCCGCTGGCCAAGGCGCACGACGCGCTGGCGGACGTGATCGGCACCCTGGACATGATCGCGCCGATGATGCGCCTGGTGAACGAGAAGGGCTTGGCAGACTGCACCAGCCTGGACCAGCTGCACAAGTGGATGCAGGGTGACGACGGCACCCCTGACATGAAGCTGTCCTGGGGCACCAAGCACAAGGGCAAGAAGATCCGGCACATCCCGGACGACTACCTGCGCTGGATCATCAGCGAAAAGTGCGAGATGACCATCAGTTTCGAGCTTGACCAGGCCATCCGCCTGCAGCTGGGCCTGATCAAGCCGGAGGACGCCGTATGATCCTGATCGGCCTGGCGGGCGTGGCTCGCAGCGGCAAGGACACGGCGGCAGCGGTGCTGGCCACTGAGCTGGGGCTCTACCGACACGCCTTCGCCGACCCAATCAAACGCATGCTGGAGCAGGTCTTCGGTAACAACTTTGTGATTGGCGACCGGGAGCGCATCGACCCCATCTCCGGGGTCAGCTACCGCAAGCTGATGCAGACCCTGGGCACCGAATGGGGCCGCGCGATCCAGCCTGACCTCTGGACTCGTGTGGCCAAGGCCAAGTGGGAGTGGATCACGCAGGCCAAGCATCCAAGCGACTGGCTCGCTGGGCAGGCATCGGGTGAGCCCATGAACTTCAGCGGTATGGTCATCAGCGACGTCCGCTTCGACAACGAGGCGGAGTGGATCCGCAGCGAGGGCGGCATCATCGTCCACGTTGAGCGAGACGACACCGAGCAGGTGGGGGTTGCCGGCCACGCCAGCGAGGCCGGGCTGACCAAGATCCACGGTGACTTGGTGGTGGAGAACAACTCCACTCTGGCGGCCTACAGCGAAGCCATCGACTACCTGGTCGCGCTGATCAAGAACCCGTCCCGCAGCCGACCGGCCGCGGGCATCGCCCACGAGTACAGGATCTAGCAATGGCTGCTGACATCGGAAAGGTCTTCGAAAACGAGATCCAGAAGGTGTTCAAGCAGCTGAAGACCAGCCACTTGGTTGGCTGCCAGCGGTTCTCGGATTCCGGGGCCGCTGGCAGCGTGGTCGCCGAGCAGCCAGCTGACTACCTGGTGGGTTTCCCGCCGGGCAGCCAGCTGCGGGCTGATCAGCTGTTGGCCTTCGTGGAGGTGAAAGCCAGTGAAGTGCATCACACCCTGGGCAAAGCCATGGTGCGCCCGGGGCAGCGTGGTGCTATCAGCTGGTACCGCTATTTGCTGGGCATCCCCTACTACATCCTGTTCTGGGACACGCAGCATGGGGTGATCCAGCTGTGGGACGGCATCGCCATCCATGGGGACGGCCGGATCAGCAAAGACCACATCCTCGCGGAGTGGGAAGGCTGCGGAACGGTGAACCGCCTGCGGCATGAGGTCGTAGCCGATCACCTGGTGAGGCACTTCCAGATCCCTCCCGCAGCCGTTACACTGCAAAAAGTACGTTAATCAGCGCACAAAAGGACGACTCATGAACATTTCGTTTGAACAGACCCTATTCAAGGGTGAAGGCGACTGGACCATCAAGGCCGTGCAGGACGGCCCGTGGCGCGCCGAGGATTACAGCGCTTCTTCTGCGTACCTGATCATCAGCCACACCACCAAGGTGGGCGGCAAGGCCGTGGTCAAGCTGACCCCGGTGAAGGGCAAGAACATCGGCAAGGCTAACGAGACCAGCCCGCACGAGCAGGCTGTCGCCGAAGCCAAGTCGCGGGTGCTGAAGCAGCGCGACAAGGGCTACGTGGACACCCGCGAAGAAGCCCGCAAGCCGGTGCGCAACGCCCTGGGCAAGAAGCTGCCGATGCTGGCGTGCCCCTTTGAGGACATCGACCCGGCGACCATCCCCTGGGGTTCTGGCCGCGTCTTCATGCAGCCGAAGCTCGACGGCCACCGCAGCATGCGCCATGAGGGTGTCCAGTACAGCCGCCCGGGCAAGCACCAGGACCTGCCGCACCTCGAGGCCGACCTGAAGGACGCCCCGTGGTTCGAAGGCCTGCACCTGGACGGCGAGCTGTACGTCCATGGCATGACGCTGCAGGCGATCGGCAGCCTGATCAAGAAGTACCGCGAGGACTCCTTGAAGCTGGAATACCACATCTACGACATCATGGACGACCGGCCATTCGCCGAGCGGTACCAGACGCTCAAGGAAGTGTTCGAGTCCAGTGAGGGCCTGCGTGACGAGCGCATCGTGCTGGTGCCGACGGTGCAGGTGTTCTCCTTCGAGGATGCCGAACGGATCAACGCCGAAAACCTGGCCAACGGATTCGAGGGCAGCATCCTGCGGATCAGCGGCGAAGGCTACGAGGACGACGCCCGGCCGGCGCAGCTGGTGAAGTGGAAGCCGTTCACCGACATGGAGGTCGAGGTGTTCAGCTTCGAGTGGGGCACGCCCAACAGCTGCCCCGAAGGCGGCGAATATTTGAACCCTGTGCTGGTCTATCGGGTGCCCGGCACCGATATCACCGGCAAGGTAACGGCACCAGGTACTCACTCTGAGAAGCACGCCCAGGGCCTGAACATCGAGTCGTACCTGGACAACAAGTTGTTGACTATCAAGCACATGGGCTTCACCCCTGACGGTGTCCCGAACATCGCCACGGCGAAGTGCTGGAAGGAAGACCTGTGATGCGCGGGCTCAAAGAAGCGTTCGTTTTCGCCTCTGGGGTCCTCGCCGTGTGGTACCTGCGCGGCATGGGCTTCGCACTCGGCGCTTATGGCGCCGTTCTGATCCTCAACCAGATGTACGACATCAAATTGCTGTTCATGTAACCCCCGGCAGCGTTGCTGCCAACACGTTCCCAGGAGGGAAGGCTATGTCAAAGGAAACTCGCAAACGTCTGGCGGTGGCGCTGCTCGCCACTATCCTCGTGATCGCGGCACTGCCCATCGCGGCGGCGCTGTTGAACAAAATCTGGAGCCTGATTGGATGAAAATCACCCTGATAACCGACCCCCACCTGGGGGTCAACCGCCAGGCGCACACCACGCGCACGTCGGCGCAGCGGCTGCAGGACCAGCTCTATGAGCAGGCCATGGGCGTCGTGCAGCGCGCCAAGCACCCTGTGTTCTGCCTGGGCGACCTATTCGACAAGGCGTTCAACCAGGAGCGCATCATCGCCCAGGGCATCAAGGTGGCCAGTGGCTGCCGGATGACCCTGTCGGGCAACCACGACGAGACCAATCGGGAGGGCACGATCACGTCCTTGCAGCTGGTCGAGGAGGCCGGTGCGCCGATCTGCCGCGCACCGGATCTGTCCAACCCGTACTTCGAGCACTTCGACGGCACCCAGCTGGCCGGCGTCTACATGGTCCCGCACCACGCCAGCCAGGAGCTGTTCCTGGCCGCGTGCCAGGACGCAGCCAACCACGCCGCGGTGCATCGCGACGGCATGGCCAGCGTCCTGATGCTGCACTGCAACTACGACTTCCCGCTGGCGATCACCGACAACACCCTCAACCTGCCGGCCGAGTTCGCCGAGCAGCTGCTTGAGAGCTTCGACCTGATCTTCATCGGCCATGAGCACAACGGCTCCACGCACTTGGACGGGCGGGTGGTGGTCATGGGCAACACCCACCCCACCAGCTTCCACGACGTCGGCGACAAGTACATCTACCACCTCGACCTCGAAACCGCTGAGTACGAGAAGGAGCTGATCTGGTCCGAGAAGTCGCGGTACCGCGAGGTCAAGCTGGGCGAGGAGATTCCTGACCTGCTTGGCGTCCAGTTCGTGGATGTGGTCGGCCAGGACACGGCGGCCAACGCCCACGAAGTGTCGCAGTTCATGGCCGAAGTGTGGAAGGCCGGGGATTGCGTGACGGGCCCAGAAAGCATGGATAACAGCTTGCTGGCGGTGCGCAACAAGGTCGCGCTGAAGGACTCCCTGGCCGATGTGGACACCAGCCTCGAGCAGGTGCAGCTGGACGACCTGGAAACGGCCTTGCGCAAGGACCTGGCCGGCAGTGACCTGCTGCCGATCTTCGAGGAGCTACTGCTGGAAGCGAAGGGATGAGCAACGTAGCCGATTGGCCGCCGCGCCACTTCATGTTGTCAGCCCGGCGCCAGGGCAAGACCCTGGCACGCATGATCGAGGCTGAGCGCCAGGCAGCCATTGACCTAATGATTTCTCAGCCTCACTGGCGGCCGCAGCCCACGCTGCTGGCCGTGACTATTCGCCTCGTGATCAAAGGAGCACGAAATGGCTACATACCCTAAAGAGATTCAAGTAGCCAAGGCCAAAGACGCTCACGGTAACGATTTGTACATCTACCGCTATGACGACAATCCGCAGCGCCATTACCTCGACAGCGGCTCTGACCGCTGCGGGGGTAAACAGTACATGGAGTTGCCACGAGCCTACAAATCCCTGCGTGGCGCCAAGCAGGGCGCGGCCCTTCTGACTGGTGAAAAACTTACCTGGAGCGCGACATGCAACTGATCTCCCTCAAGACCAAAAACTTCAAGAAACTCGGTGACTTCGAGTGCGCGTTCGGCCCAGGCCTGAACGTGATCGCGGGCGAGAACTTCGCCGGTAAATCCACGCTGCTGCAAGCCATCGAAGCCGCGCTGTTCGGTGTGAGCGTTGTCCCGGGCAAGGCCGAGCACATCCCCACTTGGGGACAGAAGAACTTCGGCCTGGACCTGTGCTTCAAAGGCCTGGACGGCAACACCTACCAGGTGGCCCGCGACAAGTCCACGGCCAAGCTGAAGCGCATACTGGCAGCGGGCGAGCCGGCCGACGACTTGGTGGCCAACGGCACCACGCCGGTGAAGACCGCCATCGAGGAGCTGCTGGGCCTGCCCTCGAAGGACTACAACCTGTTCATCCAGTCGCGCCAGGGCGAATCGGCCGGCATCCTGACCTTCGGCGCCACCGCGCTCAACCGCAAGGTCGAGGAGCACGCAGGGGTCGATGTGATCGAGCGTGTGCAGCAGGCTGCGCAGCTGCGCGCCAGCCGCCTGAACGCCCGCGCCGAGAATCGCCCGCTGCCGGAACAGCTGGCCACCGCCCGTGAGAACCACGAGGCCGCCACGGGCGCCTGGAACGCTGCCAACGCCGCCCACACGGCCGCGCAGGAGGAGCTGGAGGCCTTCGGCGAGTTCGCCGGTGAGGTCGTAGCCAACCGGGCGCCGGAGATGCGCAAGGACGCCCAGGCGGCCGCAGTCCTTCTGGCTGTGCTGGAAGGTGCAGAGGCCGCGGTGCCGACAGCCGAAGCAGCCGTAGCGGAGGCTCAGGCGCGCGTGGAGGGCCAGGCCAAGAAGGACCCGGAGGAGCTGCAGGCCAAGCAGAAGATCGCCTACGACAAGGGTGTGGCCGCGAAGACCCTGCTCGAAGCCCTGCGCCGCGATCAGCAGGATTACGCGCTGGCCCTGCGCACCGTGGACGCCCGCAAGGCTGAGCTGAAACAGGCCGAGGACGCGGTATTGCAGCCGAGCGCTGTAGGTCTGCTGCAGGAGGCCGAAGACAAGCTGGAAGCCGCGGTGAAAGCCAGCAACGTGGCCCTCCAGACGCTTAACGAGCTGGAACTGCGTGAGCGCAACACCAAGCAGCTGGCCGCGGGGGCCAAGTGCCCCACCTGTGGGCATGCAAAGGAAGACCACGACCCAGAACAGCTGCGCAAGGAGCTGGAGGATATCACCGGCCAGCTGACTGAAGTGCGCAAGGTGGCCAGCAACGCCTCACGGGCCGAGGTATTCGCCCGTGCAGAGCTGAAGTCCCTGGAAGATCAGGATGCGAAGGCCCAGGCCTCCCTGGATGCCGTTGGCGAGGCCGAGCGCAAGCTCGGTGTGGCCCAGGCCAATCTGGACAACCTCACCAAGGTGGACGACTCGCAGATCAACGACGCCGAGGGCACCCAGCAGCAAGCGCGCGAGGAGTACGCCGCCATCCAGGAGGAACTGAAGTCGGTGCAGGCGCACAACCAGCGCATCGACGCCGACATGGCAGCTCTCTCCCGCGCCACCAAGCAACTGGACGAGGCAAAGGCCAAGGTCAAGGAGCTGGACGAGCAGTACGCAGAGCTGCCGGAGCCACCCACCGACGAAGAAATCGAAGCCGCCGAGCAGGCCTACCAGGGTTACCTGGCTGCGCACCAGCAGTGGCGCGATCGCCACTCGGAGCTGAGCACCTGCGAATCCGCCGCCCGCACCGAGCTGCACCACCAGTCCAACTTGGTGGATATCGCCAAGTCGGCGGTTGACGCCTTGGTGGAGCAGGACAAGGCGGCGCTCGAGGCGGAAGCCGAGGCCAAGAAGTGCGAGCGCCTGGTCCGCTTCCTGCGCGATGGCCGCCAGGGCTACATGAAGCAGGTCTGGGACAGCATCCTGGCCATCTCCAGCCGCCTGGTGAGCGATGCCTCGGCCGGCACCATCACCCGCCTGGAGAACGTGGAGGGCGACTTCCAGTTCGAGGAGGACGGTGTGCTGGCGCCCACCAGCAGCGCCTCTGGTGCGCAGCGAGCCTTCATCGGTACCTCGCTGAGGATCGGGCTGTCCCGCGCGCTGTACGGCAGCGACAGTCTGCTCTCCTTCGACGAACCCACCGAGTCGTGCAACGAGCGCAACGCCAGCGGGATGGCTGCTATGCTGGCGTCGTCGGCGAAGCAGGTGCTGCTGATCACTCACCGCGAGAATGATCAGGCGCTGGCGGAGCACATCATCAACGTAGGAGTGTGACCTTGAACGAGTACGACCACTTCAACCCCGCCTGCCACCTGGCGCCTGTCGGCAGCCCGCTGGTGATCAAGCTGGTTGGCCAGTACCGCCGAGTCAGCCCGGAAGGCAAGCTGGAGCACCTGCACCTGACCATCCCTGAGCAGGTGCACGTCAAGCGCATCAAGCACATCGAGTCGCGGGAAGACGAGATGATGTATAAGGAGCCGGACGGCAGCCTGCTGTATGGCCGCTTCGAGTGGACACACGCCTGAAACGCCGAGGGCAGCGTTAGCTGCCCTCGTTGTTCTTCCCCTCTTCTCCGCCGCCTCCTGCCGCCCCCGCGGCGCCCTGGAGGATGGCCTTCAGCAAGTTCGGGATCGCCGACTTGGCCCAGCCAACGACGATCTCGAATCCCTTCAAGCCCGTGGCTCCTACGAGCAGCAGCACGGCATCTCGGTTGTCCCAGCTCTTGGGAATGAACGAACCGAACACCACCCCCAAGTAGAACCCGATCACGATGGTTGTGAAAATCATGAACACGCTGACCTTGTTGCCCGGCGATCGGGCCACCTGGTACAGGTAGCCCACCAGAGCTGCGAAAGCGCCGAGCGTGCCTGAGTAGGCGTACTCCTGCAGCTTATCCAGCAGCTCAACCGGCAGATTCACGTTCGTGTCCTTGCTCTGGGATCGAGTCCTTCGTCAGGATGTCGATGACCAGCCAGTACACGATGCAGTTGCCCACCAAGAAAATCTGGAAGCCCCTGATCGACAGGTAGGTCTTGCCGGTGGCGACGAAAGCGTAGGCATTCGCGCCCAGCAGGCAGATAACGACGACGCTGAACAGGATCAGGATGGCCGCCATTCGGTGGCGCCGGGCCGCGTCTGCGCTGACCTTGACTTTGGACCAGCTCTGCCAAACCTTGAACAGGACAGCGCCGTACATCAGGAAAGGGAAGACGTCTACGACAAGATTGATGAGCGAGTCAGTATTCATGTCGGCACCTGGTCAGCCGGCGTAGCCGTTGCTGAAGTCGATGGTGAGGTTCCACTCATCTTGACCCGCCAGGATCGACATCAGTTCGTCAAATGCCGGCCGACTGCTGGCGACCGCCCATTTGCCGTTGACCACGCCCAGCTGCTTGCCCGGGGCGATGCAGCCTTGCAGGTCGTCAACGGTGTTCCCTGGGTGGATCATGATGAACGATCGACCCTTGACGTTGGTGACCTCCCAACCGCGGGAGTAGGCCCCGCCAGTGGATCGGGTCACCACACCAGAGTCGCGCATGCGGAGGGTGTAACGCCCCTCGGGGATGCAGCTCACGTTGGATTGGTTGTCCTTCCACGGTCGCTCGACCGTGTAGAACTCTTTGCCGCCTACCACCAGGCGCCCGAAGGTGCCGTTGGGGGTGTAGGCAAACCGCATCAAGCGGGCATCACTCATTGGGCTCTCCATGTCCAGTTGCCCAGCTCCGCCAGGCTTGGTCGCGAGTGTGCAGCGTCCGAAGGATGGTTTGCAAGCGCTCCCAGCCCTCCTTGGTCAAACCATAGACCACGCCCGGCGCGTCCGGGTTGACGAAGGTGGGGAATTCGGTGGGGACGTAGGGCAGGGCAAGGCTGTCAGGCGGCGTGGCCTTCACCAGCACGGGCACCTTCACCTCGTAGGGTTGGGCCGGCGGCTGCACGGGCTCCACCGCCCGGGTGCAGCCCTGCAGGGTGATCAGCGCGATGGCCAGCGCCAGGGCGTGAGCCGTCACCGGAACAGACCCTTCACCCACTGGGTGGCGGTGGCCGGCTGCGCGGCCAAGGTGCGGTCCTGTCGGATCAGCTTGGGCAGCTGGGCCATCGAGGAGGTGGCCAGGGCCCGCGCCTCAACGTTGCTCTGCTGAGCATCGGCAGCGTTCTTGGCGATCGCCTGGTTGATCTGGCCCAGGGCACCGAGGCAGCCGTTGAAGTTGCCCTCCTGGCGCTGGCTCTCGGCTTTCTCCTGCTTCAGCTCCTGCTTGGTTTCCTTGAGCGTCTGCTTGACCAGGTTGCGGTCCTGAATCGTGAGGGTCAGGAGCGCGCCCAGGGCGAAGGTGATGACCAAGAGGACGACGAGCAGCCAGCCTGTGGTTTTCGAGGTGATCATCGTGAGTGGCATATTGACATCCCCTGTCAAATTTCGGGCGATTGTATACGCTAAAGATCCGTCACGTCGATCACCAGAACGGTTGGTGCGGGGTGGCGTGGCGTGTCAGTAGGCGCGGGGTCACCACCACCGCCCCAAGGGCGGGCGTAGATCCAGGTCTCCCCTCCGTATACCTCGGTAGGGCCTACACGAAGTCCGTAGGTGGCCAGGATACCCCAAGGGGCGCCACCTAAGTATGCCCCCTGCCATCTTGTCCCATAAAACCCGATACCGGCCGCATACTTGCGTGTTGAGCTAGGCCATGGTTTGGCAACCCCTCCGGGTGGGTAACCAGGAGGCTGCGCAACAAACGTATCCGAGATGCGCATGAACCTATTGTCGGAATCGAAGGTCAGGGTTCCACTCTCATCGAACAGCTGCAGGCCCGAGTTGGTGGTAGAGGTACCAACGCCATCGGCGAAACCGTAGATATCGATCGTGCCCTGGATGTTGGTCACGAACTCATGGCTGGTTCCGCTTTTCCTGAACAGAGCAATGCCCAGATTTGGGTTCGGGGACGAGAAGCACAGGTACTTTACGTTGGCCGGAACTGTGATGGTGAAGTAGTACCAAGTGCCCGCGTAGGGCATGTTACCTGGTGTCGTGTAGGGCCCAGTGTAAGTCATCCTCAGTACGAGCATGGAGGTCTTCATGCTTGAGTCGAGCTGAAGGACCCCCTGATCCATGAACACTGTCAAACCCGCTGTCATCAGTACACTCCAACATTGACCGTGACAGGTATCCTAGGGGCCGCGCCGTAGGGGTACAAGGTCCGCTCGTAGTCAATGAAGGTCCAGCTGACTGTGCTGCCAGAAATGCTGACTGCGGGGAATGCACACTGGACGAGGTTGTCGAGATCAACTGTCACGTAGTAGAACGGCGTGCCAGCTCCTACCAATCCTGGGACGTTTACCGACCCGTTAGAACCTCCGGTGTTGAAGGAGGTCAAGATCCGTCCAATCCGGTTTGTGGCATCAAGCATTAACCGTCCAGAGGCGTCCCACGTTTGCAATCCCACCGGCATCAGAGGTTACCGCCTTTGTCCAAGTAGACCTTCATCAGGGTCGCCAGCGGCCAGGTCTTCTGGCCGTACTTGGACCCCGTGAGCGAAGCCCAGATGTTGTTGCACTTGTAGATCGCGTCCTCGATGCGGCCAGCCTTCACGTCATCGAGTGCGCGCCGCTCGCGGATCAACTGGATCGCGAGCTTGTCCTGGCTGACGGGCCCGAAGTCGGGCAGCTTCAGCAGCTTCTTGTACGCGGGCCAGTAGCGTGACAGCTGCTGGTAGCGGCCGGCTGCGGTTGACTTCAGTCCCTTCGTGTTCACTGTGATCAGCTTGTTAGGATGGTCGGCATAACTGCTAAACGTCTTCGGCGCGTCATCCACGCCGTCATTCGGGGTCAGATCGATCCCGCCCACCATCACGTCATACCCGTCGTCGCGCGTGAAGCGCGAGGTAGACGTGCCTTCCGCAAAGGCCAACATGTCGAGGTACGCCACGACGTTCTGGCCACCAGCTTCATCAATCGAAATCCTCGCCATGTCAGCCTCCTTGCTACTGCGTTACGCCGGAACAACCGGCCAGGTGATCTCGATAGGGTAACCTGGTTGGTTCGGCACGCGGATCAACGCGATCCGGTACCGCTTCCACTCCAGCAGCTTGGCTTCCTCTTCGGGGGTCGCCTCGCCGAGGTCTACAGCGTCTTGCAGAGCGCCGATCATGCCGTCGGCAGTCAACCTACGCACCGAAATTTGTGCTTGTGCGGCTTTGATGGCCATAGCCAACTCCTCAGCGACTATCTCCTCTGCGGTCACCAGCCTGCTCCAATCAATTGTTGCCATTATCAATCTCCAGGCTAGGTTCTTCGGAGCTTTCAGGCTGCGGGGGTGTAATCACCTCGTCGTAGGGGGGCAAAAGCGCAGAGACGCTGCCAGGCTCCGTCATGATTATTGGCTCCGGGAACCGTCGGGCGTGTGAGGCGTTAGCTCCATGGGGGAGCACGACCATTAGCTCAATGCCGTGGGGGCCTCTCGTGATATTGCCGAAAAAGGGATTAGGGGTGCAGGCATCAGACGGCAGTCTGTCCCCCATACCCATTGGCCCGAAGTCAAAAACTTCCCCATCCACGAGGATGGTGTCCCCCTCTACATCGATCAGTATGTCGCCGCTGTCAGAGCGGACGGGGGAGAATTTTATGAGCATATGACCCTCTCCTAGAACCAACGCCCGGTACATTCCCAGCGTATGACAAATTGCTGTGCGGTGGTCGCACCGTTTCGAACAAAGACGTTCATAGCGTTCGAACTAACACTTGAGGCACCAATCGCCCCGTAGTGGTCCCAGTTCAAATAGGGTTCTACAGATATTTTAGGCATGATGGGGGCAGAGCCCGCAAACGGCAAAGGGAATGGAATAGCGCTTGCGGTTGTTGTAGACACAGCGAGGCTTGCAGATTGAACTTGCCCCCATTGGAACATTGTCCCATCTGCATATTTGACGTATTGCCCGTTACTGTTACTACCTCGCTCAATAACTGCTCCGGTCGGTATTCCGCTCACTTGGGAGACAGTTCCGACAGCATTGAACCTAGTGTAGATTTCGGAAACTGCTGGTGCGGCGTTGTTGATGCGCGAACGTATCCACGCCCTCGGCTCCGTCATCGACATCGCCATCTGAGCCCAGTTCTCTGAACTCTTTTCGTACATGGTGTCAACAACAGTACCGTAGTTGAGTCCCGACGGTCTGTTGGTGGTATCCGGTGTAACCCTCCGAATACCACCCGCCGCAACTACGTTGAGGTCGGCAACGGTAACAGCGTTGTTGGTGGCGCCAATACCCCAGTCCCCGTTCTTCAACAAACGGCCTACACCGATGTCGTCTGCGCTGACTGTTACGTTGGATCCTTTTAGGACGGGATCCCAATTTTGCCAAACGTTGTTGACGAGGAAGCGCTCCCAGGTCCGGCCATCTGTGTCGTGGCTAAACGTTTGTTTGGTATAGAGCGGGCCTTGTGCGTGGACCAGCAAATAACCGTTGCTTGCAACAGGCAAGTTCTCGCCACTGTTCGCACTATTGCAATAATAAAACCCGGTGGTCACGAGGCTATTGATAGCGGTTGACAGAACGAGGGCACCATAGCCACCGATACCAAAGTCGCCAACTGCCATGGCCTCTTTCCAAGGTTGAGCCGCGCCAGAGCTGTTCCGGTTCATCCAGTACAACTTATTGCCCGAGTCACCGCCTACAAGGCTCAGCGCACGGCCACCCGCTTCGCGCTGTAAATGAACCCCGACATGCGTAGCAGTCGTCGGTAGCGCCGTGCTGTTGAACCCTCTGAACGCGGTAGAGTGGCCGATAATGGCGAGATCGGAGTCCGTCAGTCCAGTCGCACCCCACCCATAATCTCCGGTTTTAGTGATCCGGTTGGCGGTGGTGTCTGCCCAGGAGGTTGTCACTGTGCCGGTCGCCGCAGTGCCTAATGCTAGCTTCGTTCTACCCGCCGCAGCGTCTGCTAAGTTCAAAAACCCCCTGCCATACGCCTGGCTTGGCTCCAGCCCTGCTGCATTACGCAGTGCCACATCATTCGCCAGGTTGAGCAACCCTCGGCCAAACGCCTGGCTGGGCGCCGTACCCATCGTCGTGGAGGTGGTGAAGTACAGGACACCATTGGCAGCGGCAATAGCTTGCGCCAGCGCACTGACGTTCGGGCTGCTGATGGTCTCACCAGCCTCCAAGGTCAGCTCGCGCAGCATGTCTGCGGTACGCTGCAGGTAGCCCTGGATCGGGATCACAGCGTAGGGCCGGCCGTTCTCGGTGATGCCGTTGTAGCCCTTGCCCAGGGTCATCTGGGTGTTGCTGACCAAGTTGAGGACTTCATAGAGCCTGTCGTCAGGACCTACGAACCCATCCCCTTCCCGGAACTCGTCCACGAACATCGTGCCGTGGCCAATGACGGTAGTGCTGCCGTTGGTGACATCGACCGTCCCGGTCTTTACCCATGTGACCATGATCTCTCCTTGATTGGGGTCATCACCAGATGCCCAAGCGCACGCGCAGCACGCCGTTGGCATCATAAACCAAAATGACTTGGTTGGTGATCTTCATGCGGCCGCCGCCGGCCACTGGACCGTTGAGTTCGAACGTGCCGTTCTTCCACAGCTTCCAGCCTGTGCTGTTGGCCACGTAGTTGTCGGACTGGATGGTGTCGCTGATCTTCAGGAAGTCGATCGAGCCGGTCTTGATCATCGCGGAGTTGATGTAGACGACGCCGCTGTCGATCAGGAACGGCAGCGTGGTCACCCCGTTGGCCACGTTGATCAGGGAGAACCGGTCCGCCTGGAAGACGATCTGGGTCTGCGTGATCCCGTTGTTGGTGGTGACGTCGATGCCCATGCCGGCCGTGTAGATCGTCCCGGCGGTGTTGGTCTGCACCTTGATGCCGTAGGAGGCCTTCATCCGCCCGTCCAGAGTGGTCAGCGCGTCGGCCTGGACCTGGATGGCTGCCGAGTTGTTGCCCACGCTGGTCTGCAGCGTGCTGATCTGGGTGGCCTGGGCACTCTGGGCGCTGGACAGCGCCGTCACCTGGTTCTGCACCGTGGCCTTGTTGCCCTCGTAGTCCGTGGTCAAGGTCTGAAGGGCAGTGGCGTTAGAGGCCAGCCCGTTCGTGACCACCTGATCGAGGGTGACGATGGAAGCGGTGTTGTTGTCCACCTTCACTTCCAGGCTCTCGATCTTCTCCACGGTGGCGCTGACTTCGTCAGCCACTACCTTGATCTTCTGGTTGAACGAGGCCTTGGTCTTGTAGGCGTCGATCGCGGACTGAGCCGCGCCTTGGGCCTGCTCATCCTCGTTCCGGCGCACGGCCGCAACCAGGCCACTCACGCGCTGCGCGGAAGCCGTGACCTTGCCGTCCAACTCCTCGATGCCGACGCGGTTCTCTTCGACCTGGGCGGCCATAGCATCGACCGACTCGGTGGCTTCGCCGATGTTGCGCCAGTACATGGGGTTTGGCGGACCGTTGGCCCCGGAAGGATCGGCCGGCACCGGTCCGGTGGCCTGCCAGAGCATGCCGTCGTTGGCGCCCTTGACCACCTGATACTTGGTGTAGGGCTTTTTCGGGTCGTAGGCCAGGGCATCGACCAAGTTGTTGATCTGCTCCTGCAGCTTGGCCACCTTCTCATCCACCACCGCGTTGGCAGCGTCCGTGGCCACCGTCTCGATCTGCTGTTGCAGCCAGATGTAGGTGTCACCCTCCATGATCTCCTTCTTGACGGCTTCCATGATGTCGTCGAAGTTGTTCTGGGTGGTGCCCTGGGTGGCGAACCAGGTAGATACGCCGTACTGGTTGATGCCCCGGATGTAGTAGTAGTAAGTCCTGTTCGCGCGCAGCCCCACGTCAACCAGGTAGGTACCGGTGGGTAGCTTGGTGGCGTTGGTCTCGATCTGGTCGGCCGACAGCGGCACGTTGCTGCGGTAGAACTCCCACAGCTGGGTGCGATAGGCGCTGACCGGGCTCAGGGTGATCTCGAAGGTCTTCTCGACCACGATGACGGAGTCTGGCGGCACCGGCAGCAGCAGGTTGGCGATCTGCACCGTGCGGCTCACCCACTGCGACGGCACGCCGGTGGAGGCCACCGCGCGCACGCGGATGATCCACTCGCCGCCCATGGCGTCTCGCAGGTCGAAGGACATGCCTGGGCCGTTGTAGACGGTGCGGAAACCACCGTCAGCGGGAGATTTCACATCCAGCACATACTCGCTAACCCGGACGTCCTTCGGCGGCGCCCAGCTGATGATCAGACCCTGGTGCTCGCTGCCCCCGGCAAAGTAGGTGTACGCCTCGAAGGACAGGTCCAGGGGCGGGGCCACAGGGCCGGTAGGCAGCATGCTGGTGGGACGATCCGGCAGGATCAGGTCCTTCTCGACAATGTCGTATTTGCGCGGGTCGTACTCGGTGGCGAGGATACTGTAGATCCCGCCGTCCTCCTCGGTGACCGACACGACGCGGAACTGGGGTAGCTGCAACGAGAGGCTGAACAGTGCCCACATGGCACCGTCGATCGACAGGTCAGGCAGCCCGGTCAGCAGGTGCGCGGTGTTGCCCTGGAACGAGCTGACTTGGGAGGTGTGGATGCTGCCGTCGGGCATGAGCACCTTGAGGAACCAGGCAGCCTGAGTGGACTGCACAGCCTCTGTGGGCACCTGATCGAGGACCGGCGCAGTCTGGCTTGGCACCATGATCCGGCCGGCCATCCGCGCCCCCTGGTAGTCAGGGTCTGCCACCTCGATGATGTCGCCCGGGCGCAGGTCTGCGTGGTCCAGCGTGGCCTTATAGGTCAGCGACTGGGTCTCGGCCCGCTCCGAGTACAGGATCCACTTCGCCAAGCGCAGGGCCTGGCCACGACTGCTGCAGCCGACGGCGGTGACGCGGGTCTCACGCCAGCCGAACTTGTCGATGCTGTCCCGGTCCTCGTAGATTTCGGGCACGGCCTTGAACTCGTCGTTCGGGTCGTTCCACATGACCACACAGACCGAGTGGCGCTCGCGTTCACTGGTGCCGGAGTATTCCAGCTCGCCGTCGATCACGTTGGCCGGAGCCACGATCTTCACTGGGGTGGTTGGCATGTCAGCCACCGGCACCACGGTGTCGGTACCCCAGTAGGACATGCCACGGAACGCGCTGGCCAGGGTGTTGAGGGCCTGGATGGCGTCTTCCTGCTCGGAGAACACCGTGTTCAGCGTGAAGCGCGGCTCCATGCCTCCGAAGCCGTCATCGACCAACTCATCGGCGTACTGGCCGATCCGGTACAGCGACCATTTGTCCACCGTGCTGATGCCTGCGCCGATCACGGGGTGGGTGGCCAGGTCGTAGTAGGCCCAGGCGGGGTTGTCCGTCCAGGCCTGCTTGAACGTGCCGTCCCAAAGGCCCGTGTAGGTGCGGGTCGCAGGGTCGTAGTTGCTTGGGACGCTGACGATCGACAGCTTCACGTCGTAGCTGCGGCTGGGCAGCGAGCTGCCGAACAGCTTCGAGTCCACGCTGATCCCCACCATGGCCATGTTGGGGTAGCTCATCCGACGATCGATCACCTCGGTCAGCAGCGTCCAGTTCACTTGGTCGCGGACGGTGGAGCTGGAACTCTCCTTGTTCCCCCGGCGCACGCGGACTTGGTAGTTGCCGATGCCGTTCCTTTCCAAGTTCACCCGGTAGGTGCGGGGGTAGGGCGAGGTGGTCTTGCCGTTGATCGTGTCACCAATCCGTGTCACCCACTGCCCGTTGCCCTGGCGGGTGTCCACGTAGACGGTCACGGCAGCGCCTACCGAGTCACCGTTGCTCTCCTGGCGCACCAGGGCAGCCAGCTGCACGGTGATCAGCACCGCGTCGGCGTCGTTGTTCGAGACGCTGCGCACCGGCGGGGTGTCGAACAGGACCTCGGTGTTCACCTCGATGCTGTTCTCCACCGTCGGGAAACCAGGGATCATGTCCTGATCGGGGTATCCCTCTCGGGTCTCCATGACCACGCCGGAGAAGTTGTTCGTGCCGTCTGGGTTCTGCACCGGCGTGGAGTCGAGGTATACCGACTTCAGTCCGTCCACCAGGCCGTAGATGGGGCCGTAGGCCAGCAGGTCGAGGATACGTCCCTTGACCGCGCTTTGCAGCGTGTTTGGCGCCTCCACGGGGGTATGGGCCTTGCCTTTGCTGCCGCCGCCCGCGCCGTGGATGCGCATCTGCTGGTTGTGGTCAGCCACTGGTCACGTCCTCCGCATAGAGCCCAGCGCTGATCACGATGCTGCCTACGCGCGCGCGGCCGTAGCCGCGAGGGATGGCAACACCCTGGGTGGACTGGTTGCGGGGACCGTTGAAGAGGAACGAGGCTCGGTCGTCAGTGGACTCGGTGTTGGTGTCTGCTCCGGGCATCTTGATGCTCATCTGGATCAGACCGCCAACGATGAGGCCGGCGCCGGCCGCGTAGAAGCCGAGCGACCAGCCGCCGGTGAAAGGGGCCGCGATGATGGCAGCGATCCCGAGGATGATCGAGAACACACCCCCGTTACCGGCACCGGTGATCGCCGGCATCAGGTGGATCTCCTCGACACCGCCCAGCTCCATGTCCAGGCGCTCGGCGTCATCGTCGTCACCAGCCTCGAGGGGGCCGCGCAGGATGTGCCAGGCGCCGTCGCGGATCATCTCGGCGAACCCATCTAGCTGCATGGCCAGAGCCATCATCGCTTCGCGTGGAGATGCCACGTCCAGGGTGAAGGGCCCACCGAACTTGGTTTCAGGGTACCCGTGGAGATAGAGAGTCTTCATGCCAAGTCCTTATGGCGAACCCACAGCTGGATGTGCGGCAGGTAGCGGAAAATTGGTTCGATGACGGCCTTTTTCGTAGCGTTGATCGGGGTGCCCGCGCCGGGGTGGTGGTGCGTCAGGTTGTTGTCCAGCAGCACTCCGCAATGGTTCACGGTCTGGGTCTTGCTGCTGAAACTGGCCAACCAGACATCACCCGCGCGCGGCTGGTCCTTCACCACCGAGAAACCGGCGGGCCCGAAGCCTTCGGCAAGCAGGTTCTGGTCATCCCACCAGCGCCAGCCGCGCGGGAACTCCTTGAGTCGGATGCCGAAGTTCACCAGGTAGTAGTCGCGCACCAGGGCATAGCAGTCAGCTGTGGCGTGGCAGAACGTGCGGTCCAGTAGATCCTCTACCTGGTCTGGGGTTTTCCCTCCCCACCAGCGGATCCACGACGAGTCCTCTCCATCGGTGATCAGCAAGCCCCACGGCACGTCCGTATTGATCTGAGACTGCATGTCGGCAACAGAGGGGTAGTGCAGTCCGTTAGTGTGGCTGTGGACGATGGCCAGCAGTCCTTCCTTACGGGCACGGGTGACGTCCGCTGCGGAAACGTCGAAATACCCCTCGGGATCGGGGTGAATATTGGCGACTTGGCGGCACCCTTTTTCGGTGATCAGCCAGACCCCTTCCTCGGGGTAGCAGTCCTTCGCTTCTGCGCGGATCTGCTCAACATGTTCCCTATGTAGTTGCAGCATGATATCCCTCTCTGCGCTGATCGCTACGATACCCGGCCTACCCCTGGGAACGCAAACATAGGCAGAACAGCGTCCTCTCCGAAATGCACCACACAGTCTGATATTTTCTTGCCGCAACGGGCCTTCAGCGGGTCCGTGGTTGGGTTGCCGGCCTGGTCGTACATGGCCGCGCCCGCGTATGGGCAGGTCACGCCCTGGTAGTTCCACTGGCCGTTGGCCCAGTACCGGAACCTGTGCGAGCAGGTGTCACGCAGCACCTGGCGGGCGGGGATCTTTTTGCCCTGCTGATCGAGAGGGGTTGACAGCTCGAAGGTCAGCTCCTTGCGGACCTGCTTCGACTTGCGCTCCACCTTGAAGTTGTCGATGGGGTAGTGGGCGGAGGGGTCCGGCGAAGACCCGTCGTCCAGATACTTGCGGTAGGTGCGAATGCGGCGTACCGGGCAGCCCACCAAGTCGTTGCTGTTCACCACCAGGCTGAGGAACGCCAAGTCCTTCGCCAGCAGCGTGAGGGTTGGGCGCGGCGCCGTACCTGTGCCGTTCCACTCGAAGCCCTCGGCCACGATGCTCAGCCGCTGATAGACGTTGCCGCCGAACTGGATCGGCCAGCTCTCCTGGCCGTCCACGACGGGGGTGAACCGCAGCACGGCGTCCTGACCCGTGCTGCGGATGTCGATCTCGTAAAGGGTGACCCTGGGTTCCTTGCTGAGCTGCTGCGCGTCCGTGGCGATGAGTTCCATGGCTTACCCCGGGTTGTGGTCGGTCTTGAAGGTGATGTTCAGCACCGCGTTGTCGAACGTGTCGTAGGTGATGTCCACCGCCAGCGGCACGACCTTCAGCACGACGCCCGTGACCGGGTGCGTCCACAGCACCGCCTTCCACTTCAGGCGCGCGGTGATGAAGTCGTAGGCGGCCTGGGCGACTTCCTCGGTGAGGTACGACCACACCGGTTCGTAGGTCTTCTTGATGGGGTTCAGGCCAATCAGCTCCCGTGACTCGTAGCCATCCCCCAGCTTACTCACTTCGACCTCAGCGTCGGGGCTCTCCTTGAACCCCCAGTCCGGTGTACCCAGGTCCAGGCCCACCGGTGGAAAGACGTCTGCCATTATCCCTTCCTCGACCGAATCCATGTGTCCAGCAGGCCTTGTGGCCGGATGGCTTCCTGCAGCGTGTTCATTGTCACCACCTTGATGGTCTGGGCGACCTGCTTGCCGTCCGACTCCGTGGCTGTGGCACCCCCGCCTTCAACGGTGATCTGAGGCGCCAGCGTGATGTTGTAGGTATCGCCCCCGCCCCCGCCGCCCATGGTGGACTTGGTGGCGCCGCGCCCGCGCACATGGGCAGGCCCTGTCACCAGCTCCGGGCCATACTCCCCGACGATGCCGGTGCGGTTGTAGGGGATGAAGCCGCCCGTGTCGTACATCTGGGCCCCGCCGCCTGTGCCCTTGCTGGCGGTGGACACCCGGCCACCGGTGGCGATGTCGCCAATGGCCAGTGCAGCCACCAGGCCCGCGTTCGCGTAGCCCGTGGCGCGAATGAAGGTGGCCAGCGGGATACCAAACGGGCCCGCGATACCGATGGCCTGCGCGGCGCCCAACTCGGTGAACATGATGATCTGCGCCACGGCGATCGCCTTCTGGGCGATGAACGCAGCCTTCTGCGCCCTGGTGGCTTCTTCGCCCACGCTGGCGAACATCCCGAGGATGTTGCTGACGCTGCCCATGGCCGCCGCCAGCGCCATCGTGTTCATCTGCTCGGCGTACTGGGCCATCTGCACGCTGACCGCGTTCTGCCGCTGGCCGGCGGACTGGATGATCGCCAGCTTGTTTTCGTTGTAGCGCCCCTCGATCTCCAGCATCTCCTGGGCGTGGGTCTCGGCGTTCAGTTTTTTGGCGTTCAGCTGCTCGATCTGGGCCTGCAGCTCACGGTCATTGGCCGCGTTCTGGAGCCCTTCTGCGATCTCCAGCTCCTTCTGCCGCTCCTCGAACTGCTTGAGGCCCTGGGCCCGCTCGATCTCGGTGGACACCCAGTCAGTGAAGGGAGAGCTGGAGGCCAGGCCCACCTGCAAGTTTGCCTTCGGCAGCCCGGACGTGGCTTCTTCCTTCTGCTTTTTCAGGATCTGGTAGTAGGTGTCCGAGTATTCCTTCAGCGACACCGCGCCGCGGTTCAGGGCCGCGTTCATCACGGCCAGGTCTTCCACACCCGCGCTGAACGGAGGGTTAGCATAGGCCTGGCGCACGCGCATCAGGGCCGCGTAGTTCTTGTCCGCTGCCTTCACGGCCTCGTAATACTGCAGGTTCAGCTCACCGAGGGCCTTGCCCTCTTGGGCCATGGTGATACGGCCTTCCTGGCGCAGCAGGTTCATGGCCCTGGTGGCCTTCTCCAGCTCGCGCTGGGCAGACGTTACCGGGTCCACCTTCTTGGCCAGGGTGTCGTAGGCCCGCTGAGCCTGCTCCAGCTCGCGGGTGGAGTCGGAGGTCTCCTTGCGGCTGGAGCGACCCTCACGCTTCTCGATGGCACCGAGCTGCTGGCGGACCTGCGCTTGCTCGCGGTACAGCTGGGTAACCCGCTCCAGGTCCACCGCCTTGCCCGCCTCCGGCGACTGTTCCTTGGCCAGGTCTCGGTCGAGCGAAACCAGGCGCTCCTTCAAGGCGGCCTGGTTCTCCGAATCGCTGCGGCTGGCAGCGGCGGCGGACTCCTGGGCGAGGTGCAGCTGTTGCTGCTGGTCGGCCTGCTTGGCCTGAAGCTCCAGGCGCTCCTTGTCGATGCCCAGCAGGCGTTTGTTGCTCGCCTCGATGATCTGCAGGCCTGGGCCATCGCCGCCGCGCGCGCGGGCCTCCTCGTCCTGTTTGACCAGGCGGGCCCGCTCGGCCAGCTCCTCGTTGCGCTTGACGTCGAGGTCCAGCAGCTTCTGGCTGACCGTGGCGGTCTTCTTGTAGGCAGCCTCCTCGGCTTGTGCCTGCGCGTCCTGATCGAACTTGTCGAACAGGGAGGCCACCGTGGGGGCATTGTTCTGGACCTGCACCACGCTGCGGCCGGCTGAGTCGAAGCGTGACCGGGCCAGATCCAGCTCGGCCTGCAGGCGCCCGACGTTGGACTGGCCCTTCAGGTTGTTGATCCCAGTGCGCGAGGTGGCCGCCAGGTTGGCCTGCGCCAGGGTCAGCTGGTTGGTCAGCGAAATAACCTCGCTGAGGGCCTTGCCCTGCTCGTCCACCGCGCTGGTGTAATCGACGGTGGTGGTGCCCAGCGCCGACAGCTGCTCCTTGGCATCAGCCACGCGGGTCTGGTACTCGCCGACTTGGCCTTCGAGGTTGGCCAGGTCCGTCTTCAGCACCTTGATAGCGTCAGGGCTCAGGCCCAGCTGCTCGGCCTGGTTGATCTGGTTGCGGCGAGTGAGGATCTGTCCCTGCAGCTGGTCCACCGACGCCTGCTGGGCCTTGATGTTCAGCTTGGCCGCGGCGCGCTGGCGCGCCAGCCCCGTTTCCTCTATCTGCTGCTTCAGCTCCTCGTAGCTGCTCTTGACGTCGTCCACCGAGGATTTGTGGTCGAGGACCTTCTGGTCGGTGTCGGTGCTGAACACCTCATAGAGTGCGGAGCCGATGCCGTAGATCAGGCCTACCCAGCCCAGGCCCCGCATCAGCAGGCCCATGCCGGTGGCCAACTTGCTCAGCGCTCCAGCAGCCACTGCGCCGGCCGTGGCCATGCCTCCCAAGGCCCCCGCCGCCCGGCCGCCGGCCGCCGTCATGAAGTCCATGCTGGTGCGGGCGGTGTTGGCCGACGTGCTCATCATCATCATGCCGGCCGACGTCACCTGCGCGCGCTGCGACAGGATACCCAGGCGCGTGGAAGCGCCAGCAGCGTCCGCCGCGAGCGCCTGGAACACGCTGCCGGTGGCGAACTTGTAAGCCACGATGCCGCCGACCAGGTAGGCGATGGACTCGGCAGCTGTCTGCGCACGGGCCATCAGCTGGTCGAGGCCCGTGATGTCCACGTCATTGATGGTCTTCACCGGCTCCATCAGGTTGAGGATCGACACGGTCAAGCCGGCCGTGACCTCGCGCAGCTTCATGCCCATCGAGTCGAAGGCCTGGAGTTGGACTTCCTCGAGCGCCGACAGCATCTCCTTCCAGTCGAACTTGAGGTTGTCGGAGATGATCTCCTCCATCCGTTTGCCCGCGCCGGCCGTGTTCTCGTTCTGGTTGCGGAACTTCTGGAAGTTGTCGGCCTGGTCCACCAGGGCCGCGATCGGCGAGGTAGCGTACACGCCGACCAAGTCCTGGATCGCAGCCAGTCGCTCGGGACCCGGTACGTCCTTCAGCGCGCGGCTGAGCTGTCCGATGATGTTGGTCAGGCTGCGGGTCTTGCCCTCGGCATCGACGATGTCCAGGCCGTACTTGCGGATGACCTCGGAACCCTTCTTGGTCGGGTTCAGCAGGCTGACGAACAGACGGCGCAGCGCCGAGCCGGCCCGGCTGCCCTTGATGCCCGAGTTGGCCAAGGCCTCGATCGCAGCGACGGTGTCCTTCAGCGAGATGCCCGCAGTCTGGGCCGCAGGGCCCGCATAGGACAGCGCGTTGGCCAGCTGCTCGATGTCGGTGTTGGAGTTGTTCACCGCCGTGGCCATCAGGTCCACTACGCCGGTGAGATCCTTGGCCTGCATGTTGAACGTCATCAGGACGTTCGTGGCAATGTCGGCCGAGCGCGCCATGCTGACGTTGGCCAGGTTGGCCAGCGTGAGGGTACCCGGCAGCGCCTGCATGGCCTGGCTGGAGTTGAAGCCCGCCATACCCAGTTGTTGCAGGCCCTCGCCCACTTCGGACGCGGTGAACACCGTGGTCTGGCCCAGCGCCCGGACCTGCATCTCCATGGCCTTGGTCGCCATCGAGCTGTCCTTCATCCACGACGGGACGCTGGACATGATCGCTTCGGTGCGGGACATGGTGGCCGAGAACTCGGCACCGGTGATCACCGAGTCACGCAGCGCCGCACTGATGCCGTAAGTGGCCGTGGCCGCCAGCACGGTGGCGCTGGTGTACATGCCGACGCTGGCGTGCAGGCCGGTGAGGCCGGCGCGCAGCATGGCTGCCGCCTGGGAGCCCAGCTCCTGGGAGACGTTGACGCGGCGCTGGCCGTTGCTCAGCCCCAGGAGGCTGGCGGTGGACATGGCCAGGAGCTGGTTGTACCTGGTCTGCTCCGCGATCTGGGACTTCAGCTGCGCGATGCGCTGGCCGTGCGACGTGCTCGACAGCTGGGCCTGCGCTTGCAGGCGCACCAGCGCCGACTCTTCCCGGGCGATCGCCGCGGCCAGCTCATCAACCACCTTCTTCTCGGAGGAGGCTTCGCTGATGGCGCGGCGCCGGGCGGTGATCTGCGCCTGGACGCGGGCGATCTCCTCCTGCCGGCCGCCGCTCAGGCTAGTCAGCGTGCGCTGCAGCTGCTTCAGCTGCGCGTCTTCGCGGGCCGTCTCCGTGACCTCGGCCTTCTTGGCGTTGACCGCCACGCGCGCCAGCTCGATCTGCTCCTGCGTGCCGCCGTTGAGGCCGCGCATGGTGCGTTCGAGTTGCTGGAGGCTGTAGTCGAGGCGGGTGTTCTCGGTGATCTGCTGCTTGCGGCCAGCGATCATCGACTTGAGGATCTCGGTGTCCTGGGCCTGCTCACCGTTCAGGCTCTGCAGCTGGCGCTCGGCAGTGGCGTAAGCCTGGGCGGCGCGCTGTTGTTCAGTGGACAGTCTTTCCAGGTACGACAGCTGCTGCTTCAGCGCCGCGTTGAGCTTCGCCTCTGCGCTGTCCCGCGCACCGATCTTCGCCCGCAGCTCGTTGTTCTGGTTGATCAGGGTCTGGTTGGTTTGCGCGATGCGCTGCTGGGACGCGACGAAGGCGTTCTTCGACGCGGTGTCCTGCATCAGGCGCTGCAGCTCGGCCAGCTCGCCGTTGTAGGCCTGGGTAGCCGCGGTGGCGCGGAGGTTGGCAGCGGCCACGCCAGACATCAGCTTGGCCGTCTCTCCGCGCACGCGCTCCATCACCGAGCCCAGCTTCTCGACGTCTACCCCGGACTTGGCCAGGGACTCCTCGAGCCGCTTGTACTCGGACTCCATCCGAGAGAACAGCTTGGATGCCGCCGTTGCCGATTTGTTGGAGTTGGTCTCCAACTTGTCCATCTGCTTGCCCAGGGCCGTCATGCCCAGCTGGAACCTGGTCAGCTCCTCGACGGACCTGCCGAAATCGACAACGAATTCGGTCATCGTTTGCCACCTCTCCTTGGTCTGGGCCTGTGCGGGCCTCGCCTGTTCTTCAAGTCCGCTTCAGCCGCTTCCATCTTGGCCTGGCTTTTCTGGAAGTGATCATACAGCACGCCGTTGTCCGCTGCCTCCATGGCTCGGTAGTACAGGCTCATCATACTCGGGTGCAGCCGCAACACCCTTTCGCCGAAGTCGGCCATTTCCTGATAGGCGAGGGGCTGGTAACCGTGCTGGCTGAACTGCCTTCGTCGGTGAAGGCGGAAGAAGGCTTCGACCAGAAATCGGTAGGGAGGGAGCGGTTCCCTGAACTTCTCCATGGCGGGGTGCTTCCTGCCAAACCGCTCCTCGAGTTCCTTAAAGGCCTCGATCCCCTTCTCGCCGTGCGTGATCAGGAATCGGCAGAATTCTTTACGTCTTCAGCGACTTCCTGCTCGACGCGCACGCGGTAGTTGCTGTGGTTGATGCTGAAGCGCTCCAACTCGGTCACCAGCTCGGCCATCAGCGGGTTCTTGATCAGCGCCACCGCCAGCTCTTTGGTGTAGGCCACCGGCTGACGTTGGTCATCGACGATCTTGTCCCAGTCCAGCAATACGCACTCAGCGAAGGCTTCCTGGTAGATTTCGATGGCGCGGAGGTTGCCCTCCGGGGTGTTGGACTTGATCAGGTCCAGGTTTTCGTTGTACAGCTCGACCAGGCGTTTGTCGTATTCAGGCCCCTTGCGGGCCAGGAGGAAACGACCCCCCATGTAGTCCATCCACACGCCTTGACGTGCCAGCTGGGGATCGGTTTCGAGCGATTTGAGGTTCAGCATGTCATTCAGTCCCTGAAAGAGGTGGTTACCGCCGACACCCTAGCACAGGGAATCGGCGGTAACCAGCGCACTTTTCAGGTTACGGCGCGGGGACGTACTCGATGGCGATGACGCACTTCTTCGGCGCGCCGCCCAGCTCGACTTCACCTTCTTCAGCGGTCAGGGTCAGCGAGGTCTTGTAGTCCTCGTTCTCGCCTTCGGCGTTGCTGGTCGGGGTCTGCGCCATCAGGTTCGGCAGGGTGATCTTGAAGGTCCCTTCCTCGGTGCTGATGTTCAGCACCGCCTTCATGCGCTTGTTGGTCATGTGCGCGCGCAGCATGGCCTGGTCGAAGTAGTAGATTTCGCCCGACAGAGTGGCAGCGACCTTGCCGATACCGATGCCGGCCGCGAACTCGTGCGACAGGCCGGACTGCTCACGGACGTTGTTCTGGATCTGCAGAGAAGCGTCAGACCAGGTGACTTCCATCAGCGTGTCGGTGTCGTCGTACAGCTTGATGTTCTTCAGGTTGTTCGAGCTGTCGGCGATCTCGTAGTCGGTCGGCGCGGCCTTGGCCGAAGCGATCGAACCACCCAGGCCGTTGGCACCGGCCAGCGCGTTGGTGTAGTCGGCGAAGGCCGAGATGGTGGCCAGGGCCAGGGTGATCAGCTCGCCATCGCCGAACTCGACAGTGGCTTCGTTGACCGCGGTGCCGTAGAAGCATTCGTGGTCCAGGCGGTCAGTCGCCAGCAGGCCCTGGCGCGCGGTCTTTTCCCAGACCAGGTAGGTCTTCAGCTCACCGTCGGTGATGTACTTGCCATCGGCCGGCTTGCCGGGAGTGATCTCGGTCCAGGTGTTCATCATGGCAGCCTGGAGGAAGTCCAGGCAGAACTGGTTCGCACCGAACTCGACCGTCAGGCCACCGTTGGCACTGCCCTTGGTGTTCTTCGAGCCGGAGCTGCGGCGGTTGCCCTTGATCGCCGTGGACTGCTTCGCCTCCTTCTGCATGGTGAAGGATTCGGTGGTGAAGGGCACCAGTTTGAAGGGGGTCGGAGTCGTGGTGAAATCCGACCGAGCGATGTGGTTGTCGATAGCGTATGCCAAAGACACCGAGGAAGTATCGTTAAAGCTGCGCACTACTGGCATAGCCATCACCTCGTCAAGTAAATGTCAAACTCGAAGACAATCACCCCGTTGTACGAGGTGAAGCCATGGATATCCACAGGAGAGGTAGGATTGAAGGTGCGGAACCGAATGCCATTGATGGTCTGGTCCTGCAGCCAATCTGCAACAGCTTCCAACATCCCTGTGTACTTGACCTGGTCCCTCGGCTTCTTCGTGAAAAAGGCCAGGTCAAGCTCTCCTCGGTACCGCCGTGGTGAAACCACGCTCGGTCCCGCTCTGCGCCCGCGCTCGATGTTGAGCTCGAACAGCCAGAAGTCTTGGTCTTGCTCCAACAGCACACCGCTCTCGGCCAGACTGGCGTCGATGCACTCGTCCAGGTCGAACGTGTAGAGAGCGTCCGGTTTCTCCGCCGCGAACTTGTCGTTCAGGTACGATCGCACCCGCAGGTGTGATTCGGTCATGGAGCTGAGCATGGTGTTGCTCATATCGGTCGCTTCCTTGCTTGTCCGGCCGCTATTCTATTCTGCATAACGCGCAGTGTCTCCGCCAGCGCGGCTTTTCCCGCCTCCTCCACCAGGGCGTTGTCGGTGTACTCCTCGCCCGACTGCAGCGGGTGGTAAAAGTAGAACAGGGTCTCAGGCTTTCGCCCGGACACCAGCTTATCAATCACCTCCGACAGCTCCCGGTTGCGCACGAAGCGCTCGGCCAACGCAGCGTTCTTTCCCCCATCCCTTCGTTTACCCACCGGCGGCGTACCAGGGCGAGTTGCTGTACCTCGTAAGTCCCGCAGTTTGCCATACCGGCGTCCGCCCGGGCGGCTGCGCCCGCGCGCGGCGACCAGCCAGTGGACCGCAGCGTTGGAGGAGTCGTGCTTGGTGGTACGCACGGCCATGGCCAGGCCCGCCAGCAGCGCCATGCGGATCGCCCTGTTGAACAGGGCTCCGAGGTCGATGTTGAACTGCTCCGTGGCCTTGGAGAATTTCCCGGCCATCACTTACACCTGAACTGGATCTGGCGCTCGCCGGCCTGCGTCGAGACCTTGTTCACCTGGCGCTTTACCCCATGGATCTCCAGCCACATCTGGTGCTTGCTGGAGCTGTATTCGATGTCGTTGGGCAGGTGCTCGGTCTGGAAGTAGACGTCGAAATACCGGTCCGCATCGGTGTTCCACAGCGGGAAGTCGTTCAGGTTGCTCATCACCCCGGTAACCTGGTGAACGCGAGTCACCTCGTCGGTGTATTGCTGGGTGGTCCGGTCGAGCCGGCGCGCCTCGGTCACCGTCAGGGTGAAGTCGGTGCGGAAGTCTTCCTCGTGGTCGATCCGCAGACCGAAGAAGCCCGAGTCAGCGAACGTGTCCACGACCCTGTAACGAACCCCGTGGAGGTTAACGAAATCCCACTCCTTCGGCTGCACGTTGATCGGCAGGAAGGCAAAGTAGTTCTCGATCTTCAGGTCGGTGGCGTTCGGCTCGTTGGCGCTGGTGCGGAACTCAAGGTCGATGAAGGCCTTGGCGAACTCGCGCTCTACGAGCCAGCCTGGGTCGTTGGCAGGCCCTACAGCCTCCCGACGGGTAATGGTGGCGAGACCGGAGCTGCCGCCCGGCACATCCGTGGCCAGTTGGCAGACGGTCAGGCCGAGGTAGGGGTTCCCTCCCCGGGCATCCTGCCGCGTGATTCCAAGAATGTACACGTCGTGTGTACCAGGGTGCCGGAACGTCCTACTTTCCGGAAACACACACTCGTTGTCCGCGAACAACATGCGGCGCCGGGTGGGCTTGTTGAAGTTGCTGAGGAAGCGATCAGTCGGATCGAGGCGCGCAACGAAAGCGTCCGGTACCCAGGTCTCAGTCAGCGGGTCCCAGGCCTCCATCCTCTCCGTCACCTTGCGCATAGCGATCTTCTTGATCTTCACCGTCAGCTCCTTGGTTCGGTGATCACATCTCGGTCCGGGATCACCCGGCCAATGATCGGGGTGATCGTTACCGAAGGCGTCAGGCCCAGGTCATCGAGGAGGTCGTCCATAAAGCCCTGGGCCTTGCTCAGGAACTTGAGGGACAGGAACTCCCAGCCATCCTTGTCGCTGCGCTGGCCTTCGTTGTTGCCGTCGGTGGCCTTCTTCAGCACGAAGACCTGCGCGCTCACCGCCAGGGTGCCCGCGCAGAAATACTTCGCGTAGGAGCGCAGGCGAGCCTGGTTGACGGGGCTACCTGTGGCCAGAACATCCGCCCACGTCGGCAGCTGGCTGACCAGGTCGATAGTCAGGTCGTCGATCAGGCCGTAGCCGTCAATCTGCTCCTGCGACAGGTCTTCCTCGTCAACCGTGAGGACGTTGAGGATCTGCTCAGTGGTGGTCAGGCCAAGGTAGTCCATAGTCAAGCCTTCTCGAACAGTCGCGCCTTGATGAAGTTGCGCAGCCAGCCGTCATTGGCAAGCTTCTTGGTCTCGCCGGTGTCGATCCACATGCCCGTGGAAGGCTGACGCCAGTCCACCTTGCTGATGTTCTTCACCAGGACGAACTCTTCCTCCTCGTCCTGCTTGCGACCGGCGGCCTCGGCTTCCTGGCGCAGGCGTTCCTCTTCGGCTTCCTGCGCGGCCTTTTCATCAGCCTGGCGTTGGGCCTCTTCCTGCTCCTGGCGAACGCGGTCAGCTTCTGCAGCTTCTTCCTCGTCCTTCAGGCGCTGTTCCTCGGCCTCAGCGTCCGCCTGCTCCTGGGCCCGGCGTGCATCTTCATCGCGGGCAGCCTGCTGTTCCTGGGCCAGGCGAGCTTCTTCCTCTTCCTTCAGGCGCTGTTCTTCCGCCTCGGCGTCAGCTTGTTCCTGGACCCGGCGCGCGGCTTCAGCCTGTTTGGCCTTTTCCTCTGCGGTCAGCTCGGTGCCCTCTTGGGGCGCCGGGGTGCTTTTCTTCAAAGCCATGTTCGTGTCCTCGCATCGTCAATGGGGAGCGGGGCGCCGAAGCGCCCCGCTGAGGTTAGGCCTTCTCGAGGCTAACCACCGACCAGGCCTCGTCGTAGAGGCGGGTGGCCATTTCGCCATAGTCAACGCGGAAGGACGTGGCCTTACGCATGACGTAGTGCTCGATGGCGTCGTAGGTCGCCGAGATGTTGACGAAGCGCTGGATCGCGTAGCGCGGGTCCAGGCCGACCATGATGCCCGCGCCGAACACGTCGGTGTCGAACGGGATGATCTCCGGCGAGGTGATGCCCAGGTTCACGCCGGCCCACGGGGTGGCGATCTTCGAGGAGTCCTGGCCGGTGACCTTCGGCAGCACTGCGTCATCGACGGTGATGGCGGTGTCGATGTCGGTCAGCACGGTGGCGATGTTGGCGGTCTTCTGCACCGAGTGCAGCCACTTGATCAGCGCGCGCTTGGTGATGGTGCCGTCGGCGACGATGGCCGGGTCGAAGGTGCCGATTTTGGTCTGCGGCAGGGCTTCGATACCGCGGTCCTTGTCACCCAGGACCATCGAGCGCAGCTGCTCGTTGACGGTGCGGATGCGGTTACCACGCGACTGGGCTTCCATGACGATACGCACCAGGTCGATGGTGGTAGCGGCCATGGCCTCGTCGGAGATGGTCAGACCGATCGAGTAGGTCGGGATGCGGTACGACTTGTCGCCGGTGGTGATGGAAACCATGGTTTCCGGTTCAGCCATCTGCGTGATTCGGCCGCTGCGGCTTTCTTCCGGCGCCGAGGTGTCGATGATCGGCTGATCGGCCTTGGTGCCGTTGATGTTGCGGGTGACTGCAACCAGACGCTGCCAGATGGCCAGGATGTCCGAGCCGTCATCGCGCAGGGCGTTGGCGTTCAGGGTTTCCAGGATCAGCTGCGGGTACAGCAGGCGAGCGCCCAGGCTATTGTCGGTGCCGTCAGGACGACGGAACGAACCGCTGGCCATGCCGGCGATCTCGGCCATGGTCAGCGCCGAGCCGATGTTCAGCACGCTGTCGTTCAGCGACGCTGTCGTCATCATCTGGTCGAGGACGTGGCCTTTGCTACGGTCAACGTCGTGGATGGTCGCGGCCATGTACTGGCGCAGGTTCATACCTGCATCAGCGGCCTTTTTGTAGATATCGACGTCGCATTCGAGGGTCTTCTCTTTGCCGTCGTTACCAGCGTACTTCAGTTCAAACTGTGCCATGGCCTAATTCCTTGGTCAGGTGAGGGGAGCTGAGGCGCGAGCCTCAGACCTTCTCGATCAATACTTTGTCACCAGCAACGCCGGTGCCGGTGAGGATGCGCATCACGCGATACTTGTGCAGCGCGGGAGTGCCCTTCTTGACCTGGGCGAGGCCTTTGGTACCCACCGGCAGCTGAGTGCCAGCGACCACCAGGTCACCGATCACCAGAGGAGTGGCTACACCGGAGGCAACCTGCACCTCGTGGCGCTGGCCCACGTTGCCGCGAGCAACACCGCCGAAGGTCCAGCCGTCTTCGGTACCGCCGGCGTCGATGTTATCGACGAAGGCGTCGAGTTCGTCGCCGTCGGCGCAGAGCAGGTAGTTGTTCTGGGTGCCCAGCTTCACCGCCTTCTTGATCTCGGCGTCGCTGTACTCACCCAGGCCCGCCTTGTTCTCGATGGTGGTGCCCACGCGCGAGCCCAGCTTGGTGGAAATGACGTTCAGACGGTTCGGATCGTTGGTCAGAACGGCGAATGCAAACTTAGCCATGGGATGGTCTCCTTACCGGCCGGTTTTCGAAGGTTGGGTCATGGACAGGCGATAATCCAGCGTGTCCGATTTCACCGTGGTGTCCTGAACGGACGTGGCTTGCGATTGCTGTCCAGTCTTGAAGACCTTGGCCATCTGGCCCTGCAGCTCGTTGTACTGAGCCAGCACCTCGGCCACGGAGTTCTTGATCTCCAACGGCTTGCCCATGGCTTTCTGCAGGTTGGTGACGGAGGCCTGAGCCACGACCAGGAGCGAGTCCATGGACTTGGTCAGGGTCTCGTTGGCTTCCTTCAGCTGGGCCACTTCGGCGAGCGACATTTCCAGCTTGGTTTCAAGCACGCCGTTCTCGCGCAGCGACTTCTTCAGCTCGTCGCTCATGCTGACGGCCGCGGCTGGGGCAGCAGCTTTCTTCTCGGCTTCAGCGGCCGCGGCAGCTTCTGCCTCGGTCTGCGTGGCAGCGGCTTTCGCGACAGGGTCATCCACCGGATCGGTCTTGGCTTCAGACAGGTTGGCCATGTACAGCTTCAGCTCAGCTTCGGTCAGGACGTCTTTCGGATCAGCGCCTGCCTGAATTTGAGCGAGCTTTTCTGCGGAAATTTCCATCTCGAACCTCCGTGTATCGCTCGGGTTATTCGCGGCAGGGCCGCTTCCAATGAGGTCATCCATGGTGGTGACCTTGTCGATGAGGCCAACCTGCCGCGCCTTTTCGGCGAAGAAGACTTGGCCCTCGGCCCAGATGCCAGTGTCACTGATCATCAGGTTCCGGGCGACGGACACACGCTTCAGGAAGAAGTCGTTGGTCTCGTCAATGTTCTGTTGCAGGCGCTTCTTGACCTCGTCGGTCAGCTCCTCGTAGGGGTTGCCCAAGGCCTTGTATTTGCCCGCCTTGATCACCGTGAACTTCACGCCGCGCGTGGCCTCTGTGTTCACCAGGGTGGTGATCACGGCCATGGTGCCGATGCTGCCGATCTCGGCCATCTCGCTGGCGGTGACCGTGTCGCAGCCGCACAGCAGCCAGTAACCGGCCGAGGCTGCCAGGGCGTCAGTGTGACCACGCAGCTTGCCACCGGTGCGCTGGTAACGCTTCATGGCGTCCGAAGTCTGCGACATGCCGCGCACCGATCCACCGTTGGTGTCGAAGTGCATGATCACGTCCTTGATGCCGGCCTCTTCGCAGATTGCCAGGGCATCACGGATGGCCTCGTAGCTGACGGCCGAGCCGCGGAACCATACGTGCCAGCGGGAGAAGTTCGGCACCAGGGAGCCGTGCACCTGAATGACGGTCTGCTCGCCCAGCTTGCGCAGCACGCTCAGGCCCACGCGATCGCTCGACACGCCGAACACTGGGTCAGTGGTCGGCTCGTCGTCAAACGGCGACGGGAAGAACGCTTCCTTGTTGAAGTTCGTGTGGGTGAACTCGGTGAGGTACTTCATCACCACTTGGTGCGAAGCCTCGGAGCCCAGCCAAATCTGTTCTTCCATGCCAGTCTCCTTACTGGTCATCCCCGCCGCTTTGGGCAGGGGTGTCAGGTGCCAGCGCGCCTTCGGCGGAGCCTGAGCGGTCGGTGTTTGTGGCGCTGGAGGCCGACTTCGCGAAGAAGCCCGTGCCCGCCAGCGGTTTGGCCAGGCCTTGTGGGCGGATGCCCAGCTCCCAGCATGCTTGTGCGTCGTTGATCACGCCGTAGCTCAGCTGCTCCAGCACACGCTTCTGGCGGGTGGCCAGGTAGGCCTCCAGCTCCGCGTCCGGGCGCAGGTTGATCGGCAGGAACTCGAAGGTCACGTAGCCATCGATGCCCAGCAGCCGACACGCCAGCGTCAGCGCACGAGACATTGCTTCTTCCACCGGAGGGCGGCAGGCCTGCACGACTTGCAGGTAGATCAACGTCTCGGCGTTCGACAGCGCCTGGCCGCCTCCCGCACGCAGCCCCGACACGGATGCCGGGGTCTTCAGCGCCGCGCCCAGCAGGTTGCCCAACGTGGTCAGCATTCCGGTGTAGTCGGACTTGTTGCCACCGGTGTCCTTGATCTCGAACTCGACGCTGTCGAACGCCACCAGGGCGTCCTCCGGCTCCATCTCGGCCAGCGCCTGCTCGATCTCGGCCTTCACCGTGGCGAACAGATCGTTGACCTTCTTCGGGTCCCGGCGGTCCTTCTCCGACATCCCCTCGAGCACGGCCTGGGCCTTGATCAACGCGATAAGGCGGCTGTGGCCTGTGCGGTTCAAGGTCCTGTGGGTGTCCTCGAGGAACGAGTTGAAGTTGATGGTATGGGACAGGCCCGGGCGAAGTAGCGACACCGCATACGCCTCATCCGGGTTCCGGTTGTGCTCGGCGATGAACACCGTGGGGATGTTCAGCTCGATCTCACCGTTGTCCTGGGTCGGGAAGCGACCGCCTTTGCCGTCGGCGTACCACCCGATGGTGGAGTAGCCAATCGGCACCAGGCGCTCAGGGCCAAAGGCCGGGTCCAGCACCAATTCAGTGCCGCACCCACCGGTGGTCACGACGTCCATCTGCATCATCGCCAGCAGCGTCTGCATGGCGGGCTTGTCGTTGTAGCCCTGGCTGTAGTCGTGCAGCGTGCTGAACCGGTCCATGAGGGAGTAGGCCAGCGCCATCACGCCCAAGTCCATGGCCCCAGTCGAGTCGAAGCCGGCCAGGCGGAAGCCTGCGCCGGTGGACAAGGCCACCATGGAGTTTGCGGCGGAACTGAAGAGACCATCCTCACGGATCAGCGTGCGGATGATGTCGTTGATGTCGGTCTTGTTCTGGACCTGGTTGATCGCATTGGCCGTGTAGCGGGTCAGTGCGTTCGTGATCGCGGTGCCGCGATCTTGGTCCGAGCCTGGACGCTGTGCTCGAGCTTTGCCGGCCAGGTTACGGGTAGGCAGGATCACATCGCCGGTTCCGACTTGGCGGAATCGCGATCCTTGTGAGCCTGGTGTCCGTCTTCCGTTCTGGGCGGCCATGCTGGTGGTCGTAGCGTCCTGCTAGAGTTTGCGCGAGTTTAGTCGTCCAACCTCCTTAATTGCAAATCCTTCTGCGGGAGGTTGGACGGGTCGGATCATACACTTGCGAAAAGTCCGCTGTCTAGCGGAGAAGTTTCGCACGCACCCCGATTTTGCTGTTTCTGGCCACCCCGACACCGAACAGGCCCTTCAGGGCGTGGGCATCTTCGCGGGTGGCCTCCTTCGGCGGCGCCTTCGACCCCACCGCCACCTTGCCGACGGCCACCGGCGCCGAAATGCCCGTGCTCTGGTAGCTGTCCTCGCACAGTTGGCCGGCGATGTTGGCGTAGTTCAGCGAGTGCACCCAGTGGTCGTTCTTGTCGGTCTTGATGAACTTGTGGGTGATGGTGCCGTCGTGGTTCTTGCTGGCGATCTTCTTGGTCGTCGCGAGGTGCTGGTACAGCTCCTCCTTCAGCTTCTCCTCGCGCGGGTAATACATGCGGTTGTAGTTGTGGTTCTCCAGCACCTGGGCCAGCGTCTTGGTTCGGTCAGCGCTCAGGTAGCGCCCGTCGTCCTTGATCTTGTACGGCACGATGCCGGAGACGTTGGTCACGTACTCGACCGCGATGATGTTGTCGCGCGCCGCCACCAGCATGTTGACCAGGGTGATGTCGGGGCCGGCGTCGATACACAGCTTGCTCATACCCAGCTCGTCGTAGCGCGCCAGCACCACCGGGTAGGCAGGGTGGTCCGGGGTGTTCTTGATCTTCTCCATCCAGATGACGTGCCAGGCCCTGGCCACGCGGATCTGCACCGCCAGGTGGATCATCTTGCCCACGTCCATACCGCCCACCACCAAGGCACTCTCGATGATCGCGCCATACACCCAGCGCTCCAGGGTGCAGTGGATATCCTTGTGCCCCTGCTGGGTGTTGAAGGTGTTCTCGAGGTCGGAGTGCGGCAGCCCGATCACGAAGTTCATGTAGTCGGAGTAGAGCGGGTAGTCGGCGAGCTGCTTGATGATCTGGTGCGGTTCGTTGTAGACCGGAACGTCCCAAGGCGATACCTGGTAGCTGTGGTCCCAGACGTCGGGGTGCTTGGCGACCCACTGCCGCCGCTCGGGGTCGAGCAGGCTGCCCAGCAGGTCCTTGCCGCAGTTGTCGCAGCGGATCCAGGTGGCGTCCACATCGAAACGGCTGTCGTCCAGGTGGTCGCGGCGGAACTCGCTGATCTGGCCGTCGTACCCGGGGATCACGAAGTGCTTCTTGAACTCCGGCAGAACCCAGGTCTCGCAGTGGGCGCACTTGCAGAAGTAGTAGCGCTGGTCACCGCTGTTGAAGTCGATGTCCACCCCGTAGCCGTCCACGGTCGGCGTCGAGAAGCGGTACCGGTAGCCGCGGTTGCCCTTCTCGTCCTTCGTCTTGGCGTGGCGGATACGCGAGTTGAGCTTGCCCAGCACCACCTGGTTGGAGAAGTCCACCTCGTCGGAGATCAGCACCTCCGCCGGGATCGAGATGCCCGAGCGGGCGCCGTAGGTGCCGCCAACGTAGAGCATCGAATCGCCCAGGCGCTTCTGCCCGGCGCTGTTGTCGCCCGCCCGGACCATCGCCGTGTAGTGCTCAGAGGCGATGATCGCGCCGTCGAAGCGGTCCTTGGAGAACTTATTGGCGAAGTCGGAGGTCGGCAGCGTGAAGATGATGCGGATGTGCCGCATGGCTATCAGCATGGCCAAGGTCTTCTGCACCATCAACTCGGACAGTCCCACCTGCGAGCACTTGCGCACCGCGATGCGCTGGCGGGTGTCCTTGATGATCTCGATCTGGTACTCGTGGTCCTTGAACGTGAAGGGCTGCCCCTCCACGAACCCGTAGTCCAGCACTACCTGGTCGAGGGCGGCCATGCCCTCGTCCCGGTTCAACCGCATGCGCAGCCGGTCGTATGAACCCGTCCCTATGGTCATGGCCTGATCCTTCAGTCAGCTGTGGTGGAGCTCGATGTGTCCGAGGAGGAAGGGAACCCCTGGAAGGAGTCCGATGGCTGCGAAGTGTGCCGGCTAACGCAGGATGCCAGGCTGCCGGAGTCCACATCCGGTGGATTACGGTGCGGTGGCGCCTGGCACGGCCTGGTCTGCTCGCTGGTCTCCTCGCCGAGGCGATGGGTCGTCTTGGCCGCCAGCATTCCACCGGTGGTATAGGCAAACGGGCCAAGCTGGATTTCTTCGACTATCCGGGATTCAATCTCGCTGAGCGGCATGTCAGCCCGCGGGCGCACGCGGCACTCAAGGGTCGTCACCGGGGTCTGCTGGCGCTCCTCTCGAATCCGTGCCATGCCCAACTGCTTGCGCAGGCTGGCCACGGTCTCGTGGATCTCGGACAGCTCCACTTCGTTCACATCGAACCACATGGTGGACTGCCCCAGCAGGCGCCCGGTGTGGCCGTCGAGCTTGCGCTCCATCTGCAAGCGCCGACGGAAGAACCCGCGCCAGCGCAGTCTGCCAGTCCATTCACGATCGCTCATGGCCGCGCTCCCGAGTCCACCATCTTCAAGGCGTATTCCCAGCGCAGCTGCGCGTAGGCGTCCATCAGCGACTCACCGAACTCCAGCTGCGCTACCATCCTGCACTCGCTCAGGGTGATAGGGCAGTGCGCGGCGAAGTAGCGCAGGTCAGCCTGCCGCTCCTCCTCTGGGGTCAGGCCATACGCCTGCCCGGCTACGATCAGTTCCATGTCCGTGGCTTTCTGATGGGCATTCAATCCTTCGTTCATCCTCGATCTCCTTGCTTGGCATCCTTGAGGGTCTGTTCATGCAGCTCGCGCAGGAAGGCATCCTGCTGCTCCTTCGTCAGCATGCGCTCGACGATCCCGAACAGGGTCGCTTCGGCGCGCTGGTAGCGATCCGCGGTGTACAGCTTGGGGATGTCGCGGGTCAGCATCTGGGTGATCTTGATCGAGAGGTTGATCGCTTCCTTCGGGGTGATGCCGGTGTCGTCGCGAGTGCTCACCGGCGAGCCGTCAGGGTTCACCACCCGGCGCAGGACCGCATCGACCAGCACCAGCTGGGACTTGATCGTCATCAGCACTGAGGACTCCAGGCCAGCGATGCGGCTGACCAGCTCGCGCTGGATCGCCGGGTTCATCGCCTCGAGCAGGGCCATGGAAGCGTCACTGGGCAGCAGGTCCTGGCGCAGACCGGCCAGGATGGCCTCATAGGCCTCGTACATGCCGGGGTCGGCGAAGCGCAGCGACTCGATATCGGTCACGTCCACCGGCGCTGGCAGGCTGTCGTAGTTCCGCGAGTGGACCTCGCGAGACTCAGTCATTGCTGCCGCCCTCGGCGATCTGCAACGTCGGCGAGGCGCGGTACCAGAGGGTGCTGTAGCCCTCGTTGATGATCGGCGCGCCACCGGCGATCGGCCGCTTGTTCACGCGGGCCTTGCGCTTGCGCATTTCGAACCGGCCGAAGCCGCTGATCTGGAGGTAGGGGGCGTTGTCCACCAGGAAGACGATGCCCTTGAGGGTCATGTCCACCACTTCTTTGGCCTGGCTCATGCTCAGGCCGGCCTCGTTGGCCACGTACTGGATCAGGTCCTGCCGGTTGGCAGGTGGTTCCTTTGGTTTTGGCATGTCGATTCCATCCGCCTTGTGCATCCTGCTGTGGGTTGGCGGGCGGTAGAGAGCTTTCTCCTTCGCACGACTGGCGGGGCTGGCGGGGCCCGGGCAGTGGCGCGTCCCTGCGTTATGGGCCGCCCATAGTGCGCAGATTGACGGAGAATTTGGTAAAGGTCAAGGAATGGGGGTAATGCGAAAGGAGGGGTGCGACATCCATGTCGCGGGGCTCTGCACGTCAAAGGAGGCTGTCGGGGCGGCGGGGTTCGAGCTGGTGGACGAGACCTTCTGGACCCCTCCGCGCCGACGTGTCTGCACTGGAGCGCTGACGAAATGGATCCTAGTTGGGGCGAGGGTAGGTGTCAAGCGGGTGAAACAGATTGGGCGGAGGAGTGGCCTGGTCTCGCCGGAATCAAGACCAGGCCGTGTTGCAGCATGTCCGAGCCGCCAGAGTAGGCCGTGCCCGGGCCAAGTGTCAACTCAGCGGATGCTGCTGCTGCTGCTGAATATCACGCGGTCGGATGTCGAAGCCGTTCGCGCGGGCAGCCTCCTCGGCCTCGGCCTTCTGGATCGCCATGTCGATCCACACCATGAACTCGGTGGCGCGGATGCAGGCCTGGGCCAGCTCAGGGCTCTGGTAGGTCTGGATCTGGGCCAGGCGGTTGGTGATCAGGTTCAGGTCCTGGCGCATGTCGCCCATGCGGTTGCGCACCGCAGGCAGGTCAGGCAGCTGTTGCTCGAGCGATGGGGGCACCGGCTGCGGAGCCTGCTCAGGCTCGGTGGCCAGGATCTGCGGACCTGGTGGTACCGGGTCAGGCTTCGGCGGCTCAACCTGCTCGATGCTCTGGAACAGGGGAGGCAGCAGGTTCTCCTGCACCTCGGCGTCCAGGTCGGTAGTCACTTCGGGCTCATTCACTGGCGTTCTCCTGGGCGGCGAGGCGTTCGCGGGAGCGGTCATGCAGGTGCTCCAGCGCTTTGCTGATGGCGATCATGGCCTGGGCGTTGTGCTCGCTGGCGAACGGCCCGGTCTGGCAACCGTTGAGGCGGTCATAGGCCACCGCCAGCAGCGACTCGATGGTCACCCCGTTGTAGCCCTGGGACGGGTCGCCTTCCTGGAACTTGATCGGCAGCGAGCTGAGCCGCGCGCGGATCACTCCGTTCTCATCCTGCACCGGCATCGAGAACTTCTGGCCGTTGATCAAGTACAGGTGGTTGTCGCCGTTGGGGCCGCGCTCGCCCACCGCGTACACGCGCAGGCGGTACTCGGGGTGGAAGGCGTTGTGGTTGTGGACTTCGCGCAGGATCAGGGGTGGGGCGGTGGGTTCAGTCATGTCGGTCGTCCTTGTGCTGAAAAGTGGGTTGTTCAGCGGACGATACCTGTGGGAGCGGAGAATGGGAAGTGGCGCGCCGGGGAAGAGTCGAACTTCCAACCCCTGGTTTTGGAGACCAGTGCTCTGCCAGTTGAGCTACCTGCGCGTGGTGCCGTCACGAGGTTTCGAACCCCGGGCCTGCCGATTACAAGTCGGCTGCTCTGCCAACTGAGCTATGACGGCAAGGTGGGGCCGGCCTCTGGCCGTAAAAGAACCCCGGTAAAATGGCAGGCTAGCCTGGGCTCGAACCAGGGACCCCGCGGTTAACAGCCGCGTGCTCTACCAACTGAGCTACAAGCCTGTGGAAGAGGGTCAAGGATTCGAACCTTGGACTGCCGGGATCAAAACCCGGTGCGTTTGACCGCTTCGCCAACCCTCTGCATGCGCTGGACCCATCGGCCAGGGGAATCTTTCGACCTAACCCCGACCCCAGGGGATTGAACCCCGGAGCGCGAGGTGGACTGTAGCTATTTGCGCTGAGCAGCGCAAGCCTCACAGCCCTGTGACGTCCAAAATCATTGCCGCGTTGTCCCAGAGGTTGTCGTGGTAACTGACCCCTGTCGTTGAGCTGTAGCCGTACCTGTAAATCTGGTATGAGCCAGTGTCGATCCTTGTCCCGGTCTTTTTGTACGTGATGATGTTGGTGGCTTCTTCGTACCAGTAGTCGTTGCGGTAGAACCTGGCGTCGTAATCGCCGGCCCACCTGGAAATCACCAGGGCCGCTGTGGGCACGTCCTTGTACATGTAGAACGGTCCACTCGTGCCTGTACCACCTGGTCCTTGCGGAGGCGACAGCCAGTTGCCCACGACCTTCATGTAGCCTGACTCGGAGCTGAACACCAGCTGGCCCTGGGCATTGAACACCTGCAAGCCGAAGTTACCTGTATGCACCGGAGTACCGAACACATACACCGCGAGTTGAGTTCCTACAGGGTCAGGGAAGTGAAAGATCGCGTATTTCATGGTCACGCCGCCGCCCCCCCGCGATGCACGAGATCAAGCCAATCTCGCGCCCCTCCGGCATCTGGATCGCGACTATCGCGGGACCGGTGACGTTGTGAGTGATGGTCAGCGTCTTCACGGGGTACCGCCCGCCAATCAGCTCCTCGACCACCGTGCCGACGATCTTCTGCCTCAGCGTGTAGTTGAAATAGGTGCTGTCGATCTGGATGACGTTGGCGTCGTTGTAGACGGTGAGCCCGGCCTCTGCCATCAGAACACCCCGAACAGCAGAACGGCGGAGTCTTTGACGTTGTACCAGTTAGACCTGAACGCCCAAGCCAGGCCGGTAGGCGTGAAGCTGACCACGGGCAGGTACTGTCCATTGGTGCCACCGTTGGTGAAGTTCAGCGTGGTGCAGAACCTCCGCTCATACGGGACGCCCGCGAAGCCGGGGACCTGGATTGATCCGTCAGCCGTCCCGGTTTCGTAGGTGCCCAGGACACGGGTGATGCTGTCCGTGACGCTCATGGACAGCTGCCCTGTTGCTGTGTAGGTCTCGAGTCCTGCGGTCATCCTTCACCTTCATGCTTTCCGTGCGGGCTTCAGTGCCCCTCAGCCGAAACTCTTGCGCGCATCTGCCTCGTTGTCAAACAGCTTGCACCCCCAGATCGCGGTGCCGTCCTTGCTCAGGCTCTCGATCGGCCGGCGGCTGTGAAGCTCCAGCGCAGCCTCCGCCACGTTGCGGCCATACCCGGTGCCGATGAACTGGGCGCCGCTGGCATTGCCTGTGACCTTGTAGCCCTCCATCCAGATGTCGATGGCGTGCGGCCTGCTGTTGATGTCCTCGGCCATCCGCTCGATCGGGCCGTTCAGGGCGATGAATTTGCCGTCGTAGGTGTAGAAGCCAGGCTCCTCGTGGACCATCAGGGGCGGGTGGCGCAGGCGGTCACTGCGGATGGCGGAGCCGTTCTGGTGGAGGCTGAGGGACACGAGGATGGTGGGAGGGGTCATGGTGGTCGTCCTGGGTGTGGCTGATGGGCAGGTTTTGGCCCGCCCATCATGCGATCACGCGGAGGCCTGTGCAACCTGCGTGAAACGCTTGATGCGGCTATTCAGCACGCCATCGAGTTTCAGCATCAGCTCAAGCTGCTCGCTCAGGTCGGTTTTCTCCTCTTCCGCCAGCGTCTTGTACACGTCACCTAGCACGAACTCGGACAGCTTGACCAGGCGGTCTTTGTTCACCGCGTGCTCGGCGATGACGCGCTGTTGGTGCGGCGGCAGGTGGTCGATGTGGCCGAGGGCCAGGAAGTTGGCGTTGAAGTCTTCGCGGTTGATGTGCAGGTGCGCGCCGCCTGGCATGCGCAGAGCCGCGGTGTTGTCGTCATGCTTCCAGCCGAGGCTGGTGATAGTGCCGGTGTAGACCTGGGTCATGGGGTGATCGTCCGTGTGGGGGAGGGTGACGGGGATGGCGCCAACCAGAGCCCCGTCGAGGGCTAGCTTTTGGGTGACGGGGGGAGTGTAAGTGACCTGGGATGAAAAATCGAAAATTTTGCGGGAGGGCACTAGGCGCTGTGGCACGTCTCTAACGTGCCAAAAATCGGGGTGGGGGTTACTGACCTACCGACGAACGGTCAAAATAATTTTTACCTTACCGCTTGCCTTTCCTCTTATACCCTTATAGTATTCCTCTCAAGCGGTAAGGGTTCTTCCCCTACCACTGGCCGGGGCCCTGCCCTTGCCCTGCTAGCCGGTACTTGCCTTGCGCACCCTGCCGACTACGCTAGCCCGCTCTTTAACAATTTGTGGCCAGTGCACGCTAGAGCACAACCAGCCTACCAGGTCGCTTGACCTGGTATCGGGGGCGGCTTGCCGAGTGTAAACGATAATCACTTGTGTTTCGGGATTATCGGAAAGGCAAACCGACCTATGCATATACAGGCCTGTTAGTTGATCGACGTTATACAACTAACAGGCAGACAGATAGCCAGCGGGATCATGCGAGTTGTACGCGACAGACCATGACGTTATCCCCCGATTCACCGGGGGAATGCCAAGTCTCTTTATATGCTTTACCGGTAACTCTAGTCGGGTATGTTTGTTCCCCTTAATTGGGTGAATGAGCAACCTACTGCCAGCGGCCACAATTGTTACCCACTCTTTAACATCGATAACCGTAACAGACCGACCGAACCGCACCGGGGCCAGGGCATGTAACACCCTATACCGATACCGCCACACCAAACTGGCAAACCGGGCAACCCCACAACGGACGGTCACACGGCACACGCTGCGCAGATTGGCAGCGTGGGGCAACGGGGCCGCCTACAACGGCCCCGCATACAGAACTTAGAATTAGTAATTGAATAACCCAGTTGTCTAGATAGAGCCTTTGTTTCGAAGGCTCTCCATAGCCAACTAACAGAAATAGGATTAACCAACATGGCCAAGATTAACATGGTTGTACAAGGCAAGCCGGTAAACGGCACCGTCATTGCTTCCTACGCTCGCCGGGTCGGCAGCTTGGATGAGATTTTCTCGGTTTGGGCTAACGCTGGCGCTCGCCAACTGGCCGAACATGGCAACAACGCTTGGCTGGTCAGCCTGTTTGACCAACAAGTTTTGCGGATGCGTAACGGCGACCTGTCGAAGCTGGGTAAGGAAGTCTTCCAATATGTCAGCGCCTTTTACCCGGCGCTGAAGTGGGACAAAGACAACCAAAAGCTGGCCCGCTCGAAAGTCGCGAAGGATTCCATCCTGCAAACCCACTTCGCCGACCCGACTGCCACGGCAGCCGACGAAGCCGCCGGCATTGTCGAGTTCCGCGAAAAGTTCTACCGCCCACACGGCGACTTTGCGCTGACCTTGACCGAATGGCGCAACCGCGAAACGGCGTCCAAGGACGTGGAAGACGAAGCGCTCCCCACGGTGGCCGCGAAGGCGCTGGCCAAGCAACTGGACAAGGCCCTGGCCGCGATGGACGCCAAGCGCTTTATTGGCGCCAGCGACGAACTCAAGGCCGCCGCCGACAAGGCGAAAAGCGTTTACCTGCTGTTGGAAGCGCTCACCGCTGCCTTGGTCAAGGATGAGACGCCGATTGACCCGGTCAAGGCTGACGAACTGCTCAAGTCCGGCCAAAAGGGCAAGTCGGCCCGCGCCGGTGGCAAAGTGGCTGACGAAAAGGTGGCGGCATGATTCTGGCCGCCGTAACCGGGGGCGGCAAGCTTGCCGCCCTGCTGGTCTCCATGTCATGCACGCCGACCGTCATTGACGGCGTGGCGGCTGATCGTTGCAGCGAGCAGGTTACCCAGTCCTGGGTGGCCCCGTCACCCAGCGA